CGCATGGACCGAGATGGGCCACACCTCCATGCAGGACATCCTGGCTTCCGCCTCCGAAGGTGGCGAAGTCACCACGCTTGGCTCGCTGCAGGCGAAGACGCTCCGCCAGTCCGTGGCCTCGCGCACCGAGTCCTACAACATGAACCTCCTGCAGTTCGACAAGGACAGCCTGAAGCTCTACTACGGCGCCAACGCCGTCGTTACGGCTGGCGGTCACGTGCAGGTCCCGCAGGACGCAACGCCGACCGAAGTTGCTTGGCTGGTCGTCTTCTACGACGGCACCACGACTGCTGGTATCTACGCCCCCAAGGCGTCGATCTTCCGCAGCGACGACCTTGCGATTTCTGACACCGAGAACCTGGCGCAGCTTCCGCTGAAGGTCACCCCGCTGACCTACCTCAGCAACCCGTTCGCCATCGAGTTCATTCCTCCGGTTGCCGTGAAGATCCAGGCAACTGCTACGGCCAGCCGCTCGGCTCAGGTCGTCTCCTCGGTCACCGTGACCAACGCCGGCTCCGGCTACGCCTCCGTCCCCGCAGTCACCTTCTCCGGTGGCGCTGGCTCCGGAGCTGCTGCAACCGCAGTCCTGACCAATGGCTCCGTCACCTCCGTCACCGTCACCAACGGCGGCTCGGGCTACACGTCCGACCCGACCGTCACCATCGCCGCACCGTAAGGAAGTCCGCACATGTCTTTGAAGAACGAACTCCCCACCCTCGAAAAGGGCTCCGCCGACTTTGGTGGTCAGCTCCGCGCACTCCGCGAAGTAATCGTCAAGCTGATCGACGCCGTCGAGGGAAACCCCGAGGCATTCGCCGTGGCCGACGAGAAGGCGACCGAAGCCGCTGAGACGCCCGCAGAGCCCGCCGAACCGGCTGAGGAACCTGCGGTTGCCAAGCCTGCTTCCAAGCCCGCTACGCGGGCAGCAGCGAAGTAACAGACCCCGAGTGGGCAGGAGCGGACACCTGCCCACTCGGCACTTCCTTTGTCCGCAGTACACACAGCACCACAACAAGCAGGAGTTGCAATGTCCGCAATCAAGCTTTCCGATCTGCAGAAGGGTGCAGACGAGAAGTACCCAGACTTTGAGATTGAAATCGAGGACGGCAAGGTCGTGGCTTTCCAGCCGATCCTGCGCCTCGACAAGAAGGGCCGCAAGGCCGTGCTCGAAGCGCTCGACATCTCCAAGCGTTTCGCCGATCAGGAGTCCGAAGAGGACTGGACTGACGTCTACGCATCTGCCTTCGAGCTGACCGCACGAACGCCTGAAGCGTTCGACGCGGTGAAGAAGTTCGCCGGCGAAGATCTGACGCGCTGGTCCTACCTCTTCGATCAGTACCAGGAGAAGACGAACGCGGGGGAAGCCTAACCCTCGCGGTTGAGCTTGACGCATATGGCGAAGAGATCTGGCTGGACCTAAAGGAGTTCTACGACTTCGATCTGGTCGAGTTCATTGGCGGACGTTGCTACGGCAGCGTCCGCCTCATTTTTGCCATGATGCGCAACCTCCCCGAGGGTTCCCGCTACGCCGCTGTCATGTCCGCCCCCATGGACAGCGAAGAAGCCAAGAACCTGCCCGAGCCCAACCCCGAGACGCTGGCTGCCTTCGAGCGCCGCTACTGGACGTCCGATCGCAAGTTGACTGCCATGCAGATCAACGCCATCCGCGATCTGACTCTGGTCTCCGGCAACTGGCCCAAGGACAAGCAACCCAAATTCCCGGTCATCGGACCTGCCGAATGGCGCGGCGAAGCGCCCACCAAGAAGGCCGAGCCAGTGACCAATGACCAGCTACTGAAAGCCCTGGGGTGGAACGGAGTGAACAGCTTTGGCTGATCTCAAACTAATCGGCGCGGTGGCCGTCAAGGTACGGCCGGACGCCAAGGGCTTCCGTGGTGAGGCTAAGCGCCAAGTTCTCAAGGAGCTTGCTGGCCAAGAGTACGAGATAGAAGTCAACCTCGACCTAGATGCGAACGGCGTCAGGGAGAAGGCCCGCAGGGCCGTCTCAGACGTCCGTCGTGAAGTCGAGAAGACGGTCAACATCAAGACCGGCATCGATCCCGACTCCCTCCGCAAGGCGTCCAACGACATCGGGAAGATGCTCAAGGACCTGCAGCTCGGTGACCTGCGCATCGACATGGACCGCGAGTACCTGCGCCGAACGGGCGACAAGCTGTCGGCCGCACTCAATGCCGCATCGAATGCTGGCATCAAGATTGACTTCAGCGCCGAAGAAGGCCTCGCGAAGGTCAAGCACGACATCGACGAGTTCCTGAAGAAGGAAGACGGCAAGGGCGTCAAGTTCAAGGCTGACATGACTGGCCTTGAGATCGCCGCAGCCCAGCTGAAATACGCAACCCGGGACCGCAAGGTCAACTTCTTCGTCGACGTAAACAAGAAGTCGATCGTCATTGCGGAGGGCCTCCTCAGTAGCCTCGCCGGCCTCGGCGTCCTAACCAACGTCGGGCGCGGACTTGAGTCGGTAATCACTGAGTTCGACGAGTTCAGCCTCAAGTCGGCTGGATGGGCTACGGCCATCGGCAACGTCGTGAACGCGCTAGCCTTCATCGGCACCTCAGCCTTCACCATCGGTGAAGGCATGGTGCAGTCGATCGGACTGCTGGCCACGATGCCCACGGCCCTGGCTGCCGTCGCATCGGCGGTCGTCATCAACGTCGCTGCATTCACAGACTTCAAGGACGCCATCGAGGGCGACGCGAAGGCTCTCGCAGCCCTGCCGCCTGAGGCACGCGCCGCAGCAGTGGCGCTGCGTGGCACGTGGACCGCCATCCAGAAGCCAGTACAGAAGGCCTTCTGGGAGGGCATGGGCGAATCAGTACAGCGCTTCGCCAAGAACACGATCCCCGTCCTGAGCGAAGGCCTCACGTCCGTCGCCGATGACGTCGGACGCTTCAACGCCGGCATCCTCGATTCATTCGAGGAGATCGCCAAGAACGGCGACATGAAGAAGATGTTCGGCAACCTTGAAGGTTTCTTCCAGCAGGCGACCGCAGCATCCAAGCCATTCTTCGACGCGCTCAACACCCTCGGCCTACGAGGCTCCGACTACCTGCCACGCTTCGGCGGCTTCCTCGCGGACATCGCTAAGGGATTCGACGACTGGGTCACCAAGGCTGACGAGGCCGGGAAGATCAACGTCTGGATCGAGAAGGGCGTCCAGTCCCTCAAGGACATGGGCTCTGTCGGTAAGTCGATCGTAGACATGTTCAAGGGCATCACCCGCGCAGTCAATGACGCGGGAGGCGGGGGCCTCCCCGAGTTCCGCGACAACATGCGGGCAATCGCCGACATCATGCTCGCCGAGCCATTCCGCAGCCGCCTGGCAACCATCTTCGCCGGAGCCCGCAAGGGCGCCTCGGAGCTGAACAAGGGCGTCAAGGATCTTGGCGAGACTCTCGGCAGCTCGGCTGGCTACGTCAACGAGCTCCTCAAGGGACTCGGCAAGCTTGGCGGCGGGCTGCTCTCTGGCATCGCAAAGACGCTCGGCCAGCTGCAGTTCCAGACCGGGACGCTCGAAGGCATCCACGACATGCAGTCTGCCCTCGGCAAGCTCGGTCCCAGCTTCGAAGGCCTCGGCCGAATCATCGGCAACATGAGCCGCGTTGCTGGCGAAATCTTCAAGGGCGTAGCGCCTGTCATCAACACCATCGTCGGCTTCCTCGATCGCTCGGTCGGCAAGCTCTCCGGCAATCTGGAGAAGGCTGCTCCCGCGATCACCGGACTAGTCAACGCGCTGGTCACGGCGGCCTCAGGGCCTCTGACGGTGGTAGTCGATTTGCTCGACGCGACGCTTGGCGTGTTCAACGACATGCCCGGCCCGATCAAGCTGACACTCGGCGCATTCGCCACGTTCCTCGCTTTGCGAGGACCGCTGGGCAGCTTCCTCGGCTCAGTACAGACGAGCTGGAGCAAGCTCGCTGACGGGGCACGCATCGGCGCCAAGAGCACCGAGACCTCAGCCAAGCGCATCGGCGACTTCATCTACGCAGCGGACGGCACCGTCCGCAAGTTCGACGCTCAGCCAATGGTCCGGCAGCTCGGCTCCATCGGCGACAAGGCTAAGGCAGTTGCCAAGTCTGTTGGTGGCAGCCTACTCTCGCTCGCAGGTGGCCCATGGGGCATTGCACTGGCTACAGCCGGTCTCCTCATCGCCAGTGTCGGAGACGCTGCCGCCAAGCAGAAGGCGAAGGTCGATGACCTTGTCACGGCGCTCGACGGCCAGCGCGGCATCAACGCTGCCGCAGAAAAGGTCATCGCCAGCCAGCTCCGCACCAAGGATTCCTTCCTCTTCTGGGAGAAGGCCTCAATTGCGGACAGCGCCCAGAACATCGGCATCAGCCTGCGAGACCTGCAGAAGGCCGCTGAAGGCGTCCCAGAGTCCATTGACGCTGTCAACGAGGCGCTCAAGAAGGCCGCCGCTTCACGCAATGGCTTCGAGCAGGTAGTTGACCAGATCAAGCTGCTCAGCGACAACACCCGCATCCTGGGTGGAGCGACTGGCCTCGGCTCAATCCTCGGCGAGCTCTTCGGCTCCGACGCTGCCAAGACTGGCGCCGGGCTGGCGAAGATCAAGAGCGATCTCGCGGACGCCCGCAGGGAAGTCGAGCAGACTGCCAAGCAGCTTGGCGTACCCGTAGGCACGTCCGCTGGCATCATCCAGGCAATCGAGACGCTGGCCGACAAGGCATCAACAGCTGACGAAAAGCTGCGAGCGGTCAACGACATCATCCGCCAGATGAACGGCAAGACTTCGGTGGACGATGCAATCCAAAAGTCCAACGATGCTTCCCGCGACTTCGTAAAGAACCTGCAGGAGATCGTAAAGATCGGCGAGGGCGAAGGCCTGACGCTACCGTCGCTTTTCAAGGCCGACGGCTCCATCGACACCGTCTCCAAGGCAGGCTCCGACCTGCGGTCTGAGCTGACGAAGGTTGCAGATGCTGGCCGCGACTCAGCCCTCAAGCTGGCGCTGGCGCAGAAGGATCCGCAGGTTGCGATCGAGACGCTGCGTAGCGAGATGCAGAAGACGCGCGACAAGATCGCCGAGCAGCTGAAGATCGGCGGCGTACCGCCCGAGCAGATTGACGCGATTCTCGCCCAGCTGGATCTCGACCCCGCAAAGATCGAGATGCTCCTTAATCCTGAGTCCAAGGAAAAGGCGCTTGCTGACCTGAAGGCTGCGAATGGTCTGGCTCAGGCTGAGGTCAGCAAGCCGGCGGTCATTGGCCTCGACGTTGACGCTAGCTCCAAGTTCGCTCCGAAACTAGGGCAGGCAAGCTTCGAGATTGGCGCCTTCAACAACCTCAAGCCCAAGCCTCAGCTTGACGCAGACCCGTCGAAGTTTGACGGGGCAATCGCTCAGGCGCAGGGCAAGGGTGCCGGGCTGGATGCCTCCAAGTTCACACCGGGCCTCGACGCAGACCCATCCCAATTCAACTCCAAGGCTGGTGGGGTGGAGGCCAAGGGTCGTGACCTGAATGGGTCGACCTACACGCCTTCCGTCAACATCGGCGGTAACGCGCTGGGCGTCCTCGGGACGATCGTCAGTGGGCTCACGTCCATTGCGGGCAAGGTCTTCACGGCCACCGTCGACATTGCCAAGAACATCCTTGGCGGGACAGGCGCTGACGGCATGGTCTACGAAGGCCTCGGCAAGTTCAGCAAGAAGTTCCAGCCGAAGTTCTTCGCCGACGGCGGTCTGCAGTTTGAGACGCCTGGGCAGGCCAAAATCTACCCCGGCTCCAGCACATGGCGCGTCTTCGCAGAAGAGACCACAGGCGGCGAGGCCTATATCCCGCTGTCGGCCAGCAAGCGTGCACGCTCCACGGCCATCCTCGATGACGTCGCTCGGCGCTTCGGCTACGAGCTGTACGAAAGGGGCGGCGTTCGTAGCAACGCAGCCAGCGACACCTCCAGCTCCAATGGCGGCTTCCACGTCCACGTGGATGCAGCGCCTGGCGTCGCCTACCTCTACGCGAGGGAAGTCGCGGCCGAAAGCGTTACCCGCGCGCGGGACATGCAGGCCGTCTACGACGTCGCCTAGTTCACTATCCAATCCCAGTAAGGAATCACATGGCTTCGATTGTCTACGCCGCTCCCCCGGTGGACATGCTGGCTTCGGCCCGCTTGCCGCAGGGGATGCGGATGACCTGGGAGTCGTGGGACGGAGAAGTCTGGGACATTGCCACCGGCGCTGAGGGCGTAGCCCTCATGCCGGGAGTGCGAGGTCTGAACATGCCGCCATTCAAGCGTCACACTCAGACCTCGCCGGCAGTGCATGGCTCACGCCGTACCGGCTGGATCGCATCGGAGCGCGAAGTCTTCTGGCCGCTGCTCGTCTATCGCGAGATGGGCGAGTACGACTGGACGTCGTTAGACAGCGACTTCTGGCGCTCCATGCATCCTGATCGGCCGGGCAAGTGGTCCGTAACAGATCCCCACGGCCGCACACGCACCCTGACCTGCGTCTTCGATAATGACGGCGGGCACACCACAGACATCCTCCCTTCCATTCGTGGCTGGGAGAAGTATGGCATCTACCTCGCGGCCGAGCAGCCGTTCTGGGTTGGCGAATCCATCAAGCGCGGCTGGTCCGGCTCAGGTGGAACAAGCTTCTTCGGCACAGGCGCGCCAAGCTTCAACATTTCCACAGCCTCCAGCGCGTCGACGGCAACCGTCAAAAACCCGGGCGACCTCGATGCTTGGCCCAAGTGGACGGTCGTAGGGCCGTCTACCACAACGACCATCGGACTCCCCGGCCAGTTGATCCAAATCCCCTTCAACATCCCCGCAGGCAAGGCGCTGGAGGTCGACACTGACCCGCAGCGACAGACTGTCATCTATGGCGACTGGATGCCGAACGCCCTGACGGGCTTCGGGACGGTCGCGAACGGCGTCAGCAAGTTCCAGGACATGGGCGCCATCACGTTCGCCGCAGTCCCTGCTGGCGACTCAGTGAATCTGTCGCTCGTCATCAACGGCTCCGGCGTCATCCTCATGGAGCTCGTTCCGCGCCACTTTAGGGCGTGGGGCAAGTGACCATTCAGCCTTTTACATTCACCGTCTACGACAAGAACCTTGTCCGTAAGGCGATCATCAGCACTCCGCTGTCAGCGCGGGTCATCCCGCGCTTCAACCTCAAGGGCACCGCCACCTTCGGACTGGCGCTGGATCATCCGGCGCTGGCCGAGTGCATTACAGCTGGCAGCCGCGTGGTCATCAACTACCAGGGCAAGCAAGTCATGTCCGGCCCGGTGACAGAGCGCAGCATCAACGGCCCGACCATCTCGGGCAGCGCGACGTTCATGATCGAGGACGACTTCCGTCTGCTGCATGGCGTCATCGGCTGGCCGGTGCCGAACGCCGCAATCACAGCGCAGGGCACGGCCGAGCACTACGTGCTCACTGGTCCCGCAGAGACCGTCCTCAAGACGGTCGTTCGCAAGAACCTGATCGAGCGGCTCGGCATGAACGTGACGATCGCCCCAGACCTTGGACGCGGCAACACCATCACGCTGGAAATCCGCATGGAGCCACTCTTCGAGAAGCTCTTCCCGTTGGTTGAGGACGCCGGGCTCGGCGTCAGCATCAAGCAGGGCGCCTCCAGCCTGGTGGTCGACGTCTACCAGCCCACGACCTACCCGCTGCTCCTCAGTGAAGAGAGCGGCGTAGTGCAGGACTGGTCATGGACGAACAGCGCGCCAAAGGTCACAGACCTCGTTGTAGGCGGTCGTGGAGAGGGCGTTGACCGAGAGTTCCGTCGCTTCAATGACAGCGCCGCCAGTGCCCTCTGGGGCACTGTGGTTGAGACGTTCGTCGACGCCCGCGACGTAGGCAGCGCACTGAACGACTGGTACAGCAGGCGCGACAGCGCATGGGAGGCGCGAGACCGGACGGCGGCAGCTTACGCCGAAGACGCCCGCGAACTCGACACCCTGACGACCGCTGTAGCGAACGCATCCAACGCCAAGGTTGCAGTGGATGGGTCCTATGCATCCGGCTCGCCAGAGCGCAGCACGGCGCTTTCTGACTACAACTCAGCGAGCAGCCGCAAGAGCTCCCAGCAGTCGCAGACCACAAGCTCGCTCGCAGCAGCCAATGCCGCACAGGCAACGCTCGATGCGATCGACGCAGAGTACCCTGCCATCCGTGCCGAGTATGAGGCGCTGATTGCCAAGCGTGCCGCCGAAAAGCTGGCCGAAGGCGGCGAGTCCACCGGCATCCGCATGGTGCTTTCGGAGACTGACGGCTTCCGCTACGGAGTGGCTGTCAACGTCGGCGACAAGGTCTCCATGAAGGTTGGCCCCGGGCTGTCGCTGACAGACGTACTGCGCGAAGCGGAACTGCGGTGGGACTTCGAAAACGGAGTCACGGCCACTCCCTCAGTCGGAGAGATCACCGACAACCCTGACCGCGCTTTTGCCAAGGCGCTCCGAAATTCTGCAACACGCATCCGAAAAATAGAGGTGAAGTAACCATGGCCTTCACAAGCATTGGCTATGACGGCACCGTCAATGAGCGCCAGTGGGCCGAGCTTGTCCCCAACGTGGGCTCCTCCACCTACGGCGTCAAGGGCGCTGGAGACCTGAAGGTCTCAGCAGTACCCGGGCAGCCGCTCATGGTTTCCGTCGCAGCTGGCACCGCATGGGGCCATGGCGTGTTGGACGTTGAGACCGCGAACACTACAATCACATGCTCGGCCATCAGCTCCGGCACGCGCTGGGACCTCATCGCCGTGCGCCGCAACTGGCAGCCCCTGGCGGGCGGCCCGACGTCGGTCGTCAAGGTGACTGGAACGGCCACAAAAGTCATTCCCGCCGCACGCGAGGACGTGCCCGGTGTTGAGGATGACCAGCCACTGGCCCTCGTGCAGTGGACGGCCGGGCAGACACAGCCGACTGCGATCATCGACCTGCGCTGCTGGGCAGGCAATGGCGGTCTGATTGCCAAGGATGAGATGGCATTGACGTACCTGGCGAGACTGGGCGCTTCGGTCACCATCGGAAGCATCGTCTGGACGTATGCGCTCGGCAATAACGACGTGCCGGTATGGCAGTCCAGCACAACGCTGGAGTCAGGGGTCGTGAGTACGACCAGCTTCTACACGGCGCTTGGTGCGGGTTACGAGGCCCCGGGCTTCGAGAAGACTGCCGACAAGGTGGTCGTAACCAGAGGTGCCATCGGAATCAGCATCGACAAGATCACGATGCTGGCTGACAAGCCATACTCCATCGGCACCATCGGTGCCAGCGCCAAGCCCAAGGGAAACAAGCTATTCATCGTGCCCACCGGCACGGAGATGGGTGGCTGGGGCCGCATCTACGTTCGGCCAGACCTGACCGTAACCTTCGAAACGCCGGAGGCGTTTACCAACGTCCTGCAGAAGGACTTCTTCATCGACATCGACGGATTTAGCTGGGTGGCAGCAGTATGACGACCTATCCCTTTGATATGCAGCTGGTGGTCGACCCGTTCAACACTTCGAATGTGGTCGCCAATGGTCAGATCTACGTCTACGACCCAGGGGACGAGGGAAACCTCGCTCCCCTGGCGCTGACGGACCCTAACGGGCTGCCACTGACCAACCCCCTGATGTCCAACTCCAACGGCTTCCTGCCCGCATTCCGCGCTAGCCTGCCGCAGGTCAAGTGGAGTGGTAGCGGGTTCTCCGGCTACTTCGACTCCTATGTCGGTCTGCGCGATGAGGCAGTCTCTGCCAAGGATGCAGCCCTCACGAGCGCCGCTGCCGCCGTAGAGGCGGCAGCGTTGGCTCAGGCGCCGACCAACGCGCAGGTCGACGCGGGCATTAATCGCGCCAATCTGCCGGCTCAAGTGGCGGCTCAGGTTGCCGTGGCTGTTGTCAGCGAGCCCATTGATGTTGCGGTGCAATCCTTCATCCAGGACTCTGCATCAAACACGAAGGCAGCACTCAATGCCGCCTTCGCTCCGCAAGGCTTCGCATCACCCCGTCAACCCGCCGACAACAAGAGTGGAGCGCTCGACTACCGGCACGAAGGTACGGCAGGTTACCTGACACACTTTGTCATGGGCGCCAACTCACTCGCTCTCGCTGGCTGCTACGCGGCAGGCACGGACCTTGGCCTTGGCGACGGCTTCTTTGTCTCGCACAAGAACAGCGGGGCAGGCATCCGTGGTGTCGGGCACGGTGGCTCCAGCATTCTCCAGTACATGATCGGCTACGGCCACTCCACGCTTTACAACGGCGAAATCTACAAAGGCAATCAGGGGATCAAGCTCTTCGCCAAGATCGGCGAAGGCTTCGGCGACGGTGTGAGTACAAGCGGCTCAACAACGTTCACATCAGCAACCGCCAACTTCACCGGCGCGGATGTCGGGGCGACGATCTCGCAGACCACCTCCAAGGGCACGCTGAACGTATCGGGAACTATCCCATCTGGCGCGACGATTGTCTCTGTCACGAACTCCACGACTGTCGTCCTGTCAGCAGCATGCACCGCCACAGGAACGGGAATCCCGTTCCTGATTGGTGGCCGGGCGCCCGTAAGCACCCAGTCGATGTTCACGCTGTACGACACTAACGGCACCACAAAGCGCTACGAATTCGCGCTGGGCAAGTACACCGGCATCGTCCCCCATGAGATTCAGTCCAATGACGTGGCCGTCCAGTCTCTACTCGTAAAGGCTGCTTCTGGGCAAACGGCGGAAATCTTCACCGTGCTCAAGGACGGCAACGCGACTGGAGCGCTGTCGATCACAGCGGCCGGTCTGATGGCGGCCCGATTCGGATCGTCCCTGACCAACGCCGGAAACACTGCCTCCAACGCCGTGAGCATCACCAACAATGGCACTGTGGCGCACTCGCTCTACATCACCAGGGCATCCGGCCAGACCGGCGACCAGGTCCGGATCAACGACAATGCCGGAGCCGTGCAGTCCCGCTTCGATAAGGACGGCACATTCATGACGAAGGTGACCACCGCCCCCGTCGACGCGCAGCTTGCCAATGGCGAAGTGGCAATCTACTTCGACTCCACCAACGGCGCAGCGAAACTCAAGTTCAAAGCCAAGCAGGCGGACGGAACCGTCCGCACAGGAGAGGTAGTCCTCGTATGACTGACATCGGATACATAGCCTCGCCTGAGGCCACGCATGCATTTGTCATGCCCAGCAGCCCGGTGGAACAGCACTTCCTCGTCATCCGGTCAGCCGACTCAGAGAAGGACCTACTGATCCTCGACATATCCGAATCGGGGGTATCGCTTCAATACGATCATGCTGATCTACCGCAACTCTTGAAAGCTACAGAGTTCTTCAGGACTCTCAAGGGAGGATTTCACGCATGAACCCCACGGTAATCCTCGCCCTCATTAGCGACCTCTATAACCAGATCGCGATGCTGTCTGAGCGAAGCGCTCAGCTCGAATCGGCTCTTTCAGAGAGCTCTGGAACCATTGTCCAACTCACCGCCGACAAGCAGCGGCTGGAGAGCGAATTGGAGGATGCTCGCGAGGGCGGCGAGGAGGCGCTTGAGGCTGTAGCTCAGCAGATCGAAGAGGGCAACGCAGAGGGCTAGATGCCCAGCGCCTTGATGATGCTGTCCGCGATAGCGCGGTGGCCAGCGTCATTCGGGTGGAAAGTATCACTCGTGCCAGCCTCAGTCTTCACGCCTGCAGGGCCGTGATTTGCAGGATTGTTATTGGCCTCGGCGATCGACACGTACTGACCTGAGGCAGCGGAGCATACCTTGCTGATTACGTTGTCGTAGTCCTTGCCGCCAGCTGCCCACGTGCTAAGGCAGACGATGTACGCCCTCGGGGACGTGGCGCGTATCTTACTTAGCAGGCTCGCATACTGAGACTCGAAGTCCTTGATCGGCGTTGGCGCTGACACGTCATTAGTCCCAAGCTCGATGACAGCTAGGTCAAGCCCCTCCGGAACGTCCGTAACCCGACTGACCGTCGTGAGCGTCTGGTGCGCCATCGCAGCCTGCGTAACTTCGACCTCACCAAGCTCTTGCTGGACGAGCGCAGGGAATGCCGCGCTCTTCGTCGAGGCGAAGAATCCGCCCGTAAGGGAGTCGCCGGTGAATAGGACGCGAGTCGCCCGGCCAGATGGCATCGCAAACTTCGGGGCTGCTGCTGGCGTCGTGGCTGCAGGCGTACCGGACACGCCCGGCTTTAGTGACGAGTTGTTGTCGTAGTACTCCTGCACCTTCTGCGAAACGGGAGGCGGTGCAGCGGCGCAACCAGCGACAGCAGTAAGCGAGGCTGCCACGACGGCGGCAGTCATGAAGCGAAAAAAGCGCAACGGTTCCCCCAGAGAAAAGTACGACGGACGCACTCATCTTACAGCTCGTAGCTCCTCAGAAACGACAAAAAGGCCACCCGGTTGCTGGCTAATGCCAGCAACCGGGTGGCCTTTGCCATTCCCGAAAGGAGGCCTTATATGGCCTCGCACGCATGCCCCCGAAGGGGGGCCTCCTGATGCCCGAGTGGCTCACGATCACGCTCGCGCTTCTGACAGCGACGGGCGTAGGCGGCGTCATTACCGCATTCATCAACAAGCGGCCCACGCGCCTTGACCCCTTCTCTCAGATGCAGGTCATGGTCGCTGGCATCCAGAAAGAGAGGGAACTGGATAGCTCCCGCATTGCTGCGCAAGACCTGCGCATCGACGAACTCTTCACGCAGCTCAGCCTCCACCGAACATACGAGATTGAGCTCCTCGCATGGGGCGCGGCCGGAGGCCCGCCTCCTCCCCCTAAGCGTCCCGACGGCCTCAAGTAGATGTCGCCGGGTGACATTACCAGGAGCTTCTCATGATTCACCCCGTTGATTACGAGCCGTCGCAGAACTTCGGCGACAACCCGACGAGGGACCTGCCAGCCACTCACTGGATCATCAAGGCCTTCGGCAACTATCAGCCTGACGGCCACACCGGCGTCGACTATCCCTGCCCCAGCGGTACGCCCGTTAGGGCGGTGACGTCCGGCACTGTGCTGCACGTCGGCTGGTACGGAGGCACCTACGCCGACAACCCCTTCTGGATCAGCCCAGGCTTCGCCGGCTACTGCTACGTCGTGGATCACGGCTGGTTCATTGGCATCTATGGCCACTGCCAAGACGGTGGCGCTCGGGTCGGCGTCGGCCAGCAAGTATCCGAGGGCCAAATCCTTGGCCCCTCCGGCAATACCGGAGCATCCACCGGCGACCACCTGCACTTCGAAGTGCTACTCGATGGCTTCGTGCTCAACGGCTACATGTACGGCCGCACCAACCCTGACGTCGTATTCGGCAGCGCATCCATCGGCCCAGCAGGCTCCACCACTTCACCCACGGAAGAAGACGACATGTTCACAGACTTAGACCGCGAGCGGCTCAACTGGCTCTGGGAGACAGTGTCTGCTGGCAAGAGCGGCTACAAGCCTGCTGGCAGCGTAGCGCTTGACATTGCAGCCGCGAAGGCCGCAGCTGAGGCCACGCTGGCTCAGGTAATGCCTGGCGAGTCCGGAGTGCGCAGCGCAGGGCCGATTGCCCTGCTGCTCTCGCAGCTGGCTGCCACGCCCGACGTCAACGTCGAGGCTGACGCTGCGGCGATCGCCAAGGCGCTTACTCCCGGCCTCGCTAAGGCGCTGCTGGTCGAACTCTCGAAGGAAGGCTAGTCATGAGCTTCAATATCCAAGACGTCGCCACGCGGCGCTACATCTACGCCGTGGCAGCTGCCAGCGTGCCGCTGCTGCTCTTACTCAAGATCATCACGCCTGACTACGTCGACGTGATTCTGAACTGGCTGAGCGCTGTTCTGGGGCTTGGCGCCCCGGCGCTGGCATTCACCAACACGCCCAAGCCCACTGACGCCAAGCATCGCGCTGAGTAACCTGCCCTGATTTTGGGCACAAAAAAGAGCCCCCGGCTACGAAGCAACCCTATTGGGAAGCTCGTAGCCGGGGGCTCTTTTGCGTTGGCGGACTAAAGCAGATTCTCGACAACGGCCCTGCGGGGCAGGGTTCGTGCAATGTGTGCCAATTGCGCATCACTCAGCTGATTCCCGAATCCGACGGGGCCAATCGTGATGTGCGTTTCCGGCGCAACTGCGGCCTCTTCCTCGTGGCCCTTCAGCCACGCCTTGTAGCCGAAGTGAAGGAGGACCCACGCGAGGCCGACAACGCCAGCGACGATGATTGCGGTGATGATAATAGCTTCCAAGCTAGGACTCCTTGCGGGTGATGCTGAAGTTTTCGAAGAGGGCGTCGATGGCGTGATTGACGCCTTGCGTTGCCAAGGAGGAGTCGAAGACTCCCTCCGGTCGCGGCTGCCAGCAGACGGACGCATAGCCCATCACCTCTCCGACGATGCGGGACACTTCGTCTTTTACCGAGCCGGTCATCAGACCTCCTGGCTAGTTGCGAAATCGATGGACTCGGCTTGCAGGCGCAGGCCGCTGTTCAGGCGGTGCGTGATTGACTCGACGCCGGTGGACACGTTGAAGCGCTCGGAGTCCGACAAGCCCGTCTCCTTGAGGCCGTAGCGCTTGAAGACTGCAGCCGCCTGCTTAGGTGCGCTCTTGCGCAGCAGCCCGAAGGCCTCGATTAGGTCAACGCGGGCGTCGATGTCGGGCACCTCCTCGATCGGCTCCCATGCGCAGGTTTCGAGGTAGGCGGCGACCATTGACGGGGTGTAGATGAACGTTCCGCTGGCGTACATGTGGTCAATGCGAGCTTTTGCTGCGAACGTGCGTGCCGCTCGGTGCATCAGGCTGTAGACGAGCTTCTCGTCTCGCTCGAAGTACTCGCTGAAGTTGCCGAAGACATGGACCCAGATGGCCTGCTCAAGGTCGCTTGTGTCGTAGATAGTGGACTTGCGGTGCTCGCGGATTGCGATGCGCCCCGCCGTCTCTGCGTACTGCAGGTAAAAGTCGTCCTGCGCATGCGGCGGGAAGTCTGTTGTGGCTGTCACGCCACTCCTCTCAAAAGAAAAGGAGCCCCGAAGGGCTCCTGCAAATGCGTCAAAACCATACCTATTTCGGTACTGTTCTGCCGTTGAATGTTCAATCTTTGCGGCCGTTCAGTCATGATGAACATGAGCAAAGATTGAACAGTGGCTAGAGGACGGTGAAGCCTGACGGCGCTCCGTCAACGATCGTGAAGACCAGTCCGCCCGGTGCGCCAACCTCGCCCGTCTTGTGCTTCCACCAGGTACTTTCGGACTCAAGCGCTGGCACGCAGACGCGCAGCCGGTCGCCCTTGGAGTCGATGCTGAAGTGGTGCTGGTGGCCGTAGAGCATCAGCTTGGCAAGGCCAGCCTGCTGGCCGCCGAACGCCTGCCCCTTCCAGAAGTCCCATTCCCTGCCGATGCGGAACTGGTGGCCATGGAGGTGGGTGACGATCTTGCCGCCGACTTCCAGCGTCACGTCCTGCTCGTCAGGGCCGGGTACGAAGCATTCCACGTGGCCGTACTTGTCAGGGTTGAGTGCGATGGCGTCGGAGACTGCGACCAGCGCGTCGATGGCCCACGAGTCATCCGACCGTGTATTGACCGGGTGCCGCATGGCCTCGTCATGATTGCCGGGCACGCTGACTACCGTCAGCCGCTTGCAGTAGGGTGCATAGGCGTCGATGGCGTACAGCATGATGCGGCGAAGCAGACGGACCTGCTCCGTGATCGTGCCGTTGGTGCGCCAAGCGTTCTTGCCGCCCTGGCTCACGAAGCCCTCAACGCAATCGCCCAGCCACGCAATGTGGACGTGCTCAAGGTAGTTGCGGTCTTCGAGGTAGCGAACAACCCCGGCGTCAATGGACGCCAGCACGCGCTGCAGCGTCCCTTCGACGCCGTCGCCATCCATCTTGAATAGCTGGAGGTCGCCAAGTGCATGCACCCATGAGCCTGCGCGATCCCCGAGGTAGACAACCTCAGGATCATTTGGCGCGTTGACGATCGCCAGCAGCTCTTCGATGTCGGGCCGCTCGGCTTCGCCGGCGCCCTTCGGAACGGCCGTGAACTTGAAGGCGTAGAACGTATCCGGCCCAGCCTTCGTCTGGACGTCCCACTCGCTGTCAGTGACGCTCGTTATGCGCCATTCTGCGGGGTCGTAGCCACGGTCTTTGAGCAAGTTGTCATGGCTCGGGTTGAAGTCCGCAGGCTTGGCGCCTGTGGCCGCTGTGAGCACGCCATCCTTCTTGATGCTGCCAGCGCGGAACGCGCGTGGCATGCCCTTCTCGGGCGTAATGAAGGCTGGCTGGTTTGTAGCCAGCAGCTCTTCCAATGTCTTCGTCATGCAGCCCTCTCGTAGTTGCTGACCCGATAGAGCATCGTGTCAAAGACGGATCGCGGCATCGCCAGCGGCTCCTTATTAATGGACGCCTTCTTGGCTATCGTCAGCCGTGTTCCGTCGAACTCCCACAATCCGCAGCCGGATGGCACCTCGGAGGGATTCACCAGGCCAGCGGGTGTTGCGTAAATGAAGCGGCGCGTATGCGCTTGCCAAGCTCGCCGCTTCTCTTCGGTGTCACGCTTGAAGTCGCCGCGAGTCACCTTGATCTCAATGGCCGTGTAGCCGCTGGTGTCGCGCAGCAGTGCATCAATGCGGCGGATCGGCTTGCTGGCCCTGTCTCGCCATTGATGCTGATTATCGGGAATGCTGACCTCGCGGACGACTGCGCACTTAGGGTAGGCGGCTCGAACGGCCGCCAGTATCTCAGCGGCAGTCGTCACAGGCTCACCTTGCCCCGCACCAGCTTCTCGCGGAACAGGTGGACTTGCTTGCGGTCAATGTCATAGCCAAGGGCGCGGAGCGCCTTGGCGATCTTCTCGTGACCGTGAACAGCAACCGGCGCCTGGATGGCCTCGCGGAAGGTGGCCTTATTGCCAGCGCTAAGTCCATCGTAGGCAGCAGCCACCTTGTCGTAGCGGTCGCTTGGCCGGATGTCGAGTAGTTGCTCAGTCACGATCACACCACCCTTGGAACGCCAACCAAGCGCCGACGATGGTCAGGGCAATGCCGCCAATCACTGGCATCGCAACCAGTCCGACTAGGAATCCGATCATCCGTCCTCCATCTCTGCGATCAACTCGTCGACGCGTCCATGCAGCTGGTCCAGCGTGCCGTCGTTCAGGACCTCGCGATCCTCGCCAAGATTGCCGTGGAGAGCTGCCGACGCATGCACCTCGCCGACGGGGCCGACGAGCGACGGGCGGACGATGTGCCATGCTTCGGCGTCCGCGAGGTGGTGGTTGCGCCCGGTATTGATGACGCAGTCCACTTCGTTCTGGAAGCGCGCATCAGGGAACACGTAGCGTCCGCCATGGCGAACCTGCGTTACTGCAGCCCTCACCCAGAACGTGTCATCCAGCGCCCGGATGCCCTCGGTGCCAAGCTTCTCCAGCAGGCGGCGGTACTCGGGGAACGCCTGCTTGATGACGTTCTCCGACTCGTTGGCCAGAGCCTCGGAGAGGCGAACGAGTTCGCCCTTGCGGTACGGGTGGAAGCCGAGGATGGGATCGGTGGCCCGTAGCGCCCGCTTCAGAGGAGCCGCGAAGCTGATCTTGGTGAAGCCATGCCGCTCGACCAAGCGATCGGCGACAGAATCCTTGCCACTTCTGGCCGCCCCGGTTAGCGCGATAAGAATCACTCAGTTACCTCCCAGATGGTAAGAATCGAGCGACCCAGTTCAGGGCTGCGCTCGATTCGCTGCATGATGGTGCCACCCTCAAGGTCGACTCCGAAGAAGCCAGCAAGCCCTACAAGCTGCGTGTAGCTGCTGCGAAGCAGCGAATGGACCTCACTGACGCTGGCATTCGTTGGGACGTTCAGGCGGTGATAGATGGGCTCGCGGCGACTCATTCGGCAGCGCCGACGAATTCGCGAATCTTGGTGGCCTGCAGGCGAGCCGAGAAGCTGGCCTCGTCAGCAGCGTCGCGCACATCGAGGAGGCGCTCAGCTTCTGCCGCAGCTTCGTCGCGAATAGCCGCATGCTCGTTGGCTGCGCGGTCGAGATCGCCGGCTGCCAGTTGGAAGACGGACAATGCAGCTGCGGCAGTGGCGGCGGCCGAGTTGGTGCGCTCCTCCAGGGTCGGGGCTGATGCGGTTACTGACTTCTTGAATACGCTCATTTTGCGATGTCCCATCTGATTTCGAATGCTTCGATGTCGTGGTTGTAGACGGCAGTCAAGATGCCCTGCCGCAGGTCGGTCTCGCCGCTAGGCATGATGGCGGCGTCAAGTACTGCCGTGACGCCCTGCAGCAGCGCCGTCCTGGCTTCGCTGCGTGGCGTCTTGGATGGCAGGATAATGTTGCGGCGGACTGTTGCAGCCTCCGCGCGAATTGCAACCATGAGGCCGCCTCTCAGTCGTTGTTGTGCTTGCCTACGCCGAAGTGGGCACGCAGGCCCGCAGGGCCTAGCTCGACCAGCGTGCTGTTCACGTCATGGCCCTTGGGTGCGAGGATGATCTTCACCTCGTCGAGCTGCTCGGCAACCATCTCGGCGAACTTCAGCCCTTCGCCGTTCTTGTCATCGTTGTCAGCCATCACGATGACGCGGCTGAAGCCGCTCAGCATGTTCCGCATGTATCCAGCCCATGACTGGACGCCAGGAATGCCAATGGCGGGGATGCCGCACTGTGTGGCTGCGATCGTGTCGAACTCGCCCTCGCAAATCGCAATCCAATGGCCCGGATCAAGCAGCGCATTGGTATTGAAGACGCGAGTCTTGGTCCCTTTGGGGGAAAAATATTTCATCGGAGCATCACTCTCAGGCGGACGCCTGAAGCGCATGGACAGCACACCCGTCGGGCTGAGGTAAGGGATGCTAATGAAACCGCGCACCGTCTCGTTAGTCGGAGATACGTCGGACCCCAGCACGACGCCGAGTCGAAAGCGCTCTATCGTCTCGCGGCTGAGCTTGCGTGTCTCCGTCAAATAGCGATAGTGTTCGGACCCTTCGGGGCTGAGTAGTTGCTTGTGATACTCCGCTGCCGTTCCAGCTAGGAGAGATTTCTCCAGCTCTGACGGTGGCGTCAATATAGCCAATGCCTTCTCGTTTCATAATCAAGGCCAAGCCGTCGCCCTTCATGTCGCAGGCGTGGCAGACGTAGGCTTCGAGCTGCTCGCTGAATGACGCGGACGCTTGAGAGTCTCCGTGAAATTGGCAGCGCACAGATATCCAGCCGCGATGGCCATTGGGCAGATTGTGGAATCCGTAGTAGGTCAGGACGTCACGAATCGGGACCGGCACTCGCTCCGTCTTGTGCTGCTGATTGAAGATTGAGATTGTGCCGCTCCTTCCTTGCGGTCATGTACTCGCCGGCCACGATTGGCCAGGTCATCAGCGCCATGGCGGCTAGGTGGATGAAGTCCTCTAGCCGCTGCGCTTCGTGAGCGGTCAGCGTTAGCTGAACCGCTCCGGTGGAATCCGCCTCGTATTGCACTAGCTGACTTTCGGCCAGTCGCCGGGCGGCAGTGGCGGCCAGGGGATCAGGAGCAGCAGCGCGATGCAGCCGACGCTGAGAACCCAGTCGAGCGTGGGCGTCATTCCGGCAGCGCCCTGATGCCGTAGTTCTGGCCTTTCTTGCAGCCGACCCATGTCGCAGTAACTTCTCCGTACTTGATGCGCGCATTCTGGGCCAGGTTCACGAAGTCCGAAATGAACATCGGATACTTAGCCCCGGTGGCGGCGTCCTGCAGGATCACGCGGACGGCGGAGCGTCCGCGCTCGTAGCCAACGACCAGCATCTCGGTGTTGAACGGGTCATTGTCGCGCCAGACCGCATCGTCGTAACCGACGTACTCCCGCATATTGCCCTTCTCATCGAAGGGAATCTTCACGACGGCCATCAGGCGACTCCTAACTTGTTGAATGCGGGCCGCAGCTTGACGACTGCGGCGTCCCAGTGGCCGCGCTCGGCGGGAATCTCGCCAGCCATGAACTGCCCGAGTGTCCGCAGCCAAGCCGCGTCCACCTCGTCGTCTCGCGGATTGTCGATGCCAGTCAGCTCCAGCCATGCTTGGCGCATCTGCGCCTTGTCCGCCCTGCCCGAATCTGTTGCGAATTTCTTCAGGGTTGCAGCGCTTACCAGCAGGTAGGGCACGCGATTGTCCTGCAGCAACTCGCGAATGACGCCTTGGACTTGGCCAGTAATCCCGGCGCCCATGGCATTCTTTGGCAGGTCTTCCATGACCACGAGGTCATGGCCCCAGCCACTGACCACAGCGTCTTGCACGCTGGTGCGAATGTTGACCAGCCGGAAGTCGCCGTCGGCAGCCTTCTGCTTCAGCGTCCGCGTGCTGCCGTCAGCCAGCGCCAGGCCTGTCGCATTCAGCGAGGGGTCAATGCCGGCGACCCTCATTCGGCAGCCTCGGCGGTTGCCTTCCACTGCTCGTGATCGATCAGCGACCGGCTCTCCAGTTCGCGGACAACGCGCAGCGCGTATTCCCTGAAGGCAAATGCATTGTCGCGAGTCTGTGGGATGCGCGACGTAAGCGCGTAGTTGGCGATGTCAACCAGCGCCATCAAAGTTGCTGCGTCGTACTCGATTTTGACGAGCCGCTGAGGCGGCTCACTCTCGAAGTCGACAACCCATTCAACGCCGCTAATTTCTTGCGGCTCCTGCAAATCTGCAGTCACTTGGCTCCTCTCAGCCAGTAAACGTCATCCGAGAAAGGTCGATCGTGATCGGGAAGAACGTACGCCCAGAGGCGTCAGCCTTGCCTGATCGGACCTTTACGGGACTCATGTTGATGTGCTGCCCGTCTTGCGAGCGGTGCAGCGTGAGAACTACGGCGGGCGTCTTACTAACCTTGCCGCGCAGGCCGCTGAGCGGGATGGGCGTAAGCCCGTCTTCCAGGGCTCCGCTCACGTGGTGAAGTGCGATGACCGCAGCGTTCGTGTCTCTAGCGAGACCCTTCAGGAAGACGCAGGCTTCTTCGAGCATCTGGAACTCGTTCTCGCCGACGCCCATCTGGATGTCCTTCAAATTGTCGAAGACTAGAATTTGAGGAAATTCTCCGAAGGTCGCCGCGTACGCCTCGATCTCCAACAGGATCAGATCCTCGCTCGGGCTTGACTCGAAGCACCAGCGGATATGTGCAGAAGCCGCGTTGACGCTTGATTCGACTCCGCGAGTGTCGCCCGACTCCATGACGCCTTCGATATCCGATTGCGTCCACCCGCTGTGGATGGCGGCTGCGCGCTTGAACATGGTGCTGCTATCGCTGTCCGCTGAAAAGTACAATGCGCTATTCAGCTGCCCATGGTCATTGCCGCGTTGGACAATCGCCTGCACGATCGCGCTCTTGCCAGTGCCCGGCCCGGCTGCGACGAGAGTCATCTCGCCGCGCCTGATATACGTCCGGCTACTTGTCATGCACTGGAATGGCAGGTAGATCGGTTCACCAGCCGCCGCATTCTTGCGGCGGCTCTGCGTGATTGTCTGAATTGCTACCCCCTAGTTATGGTCGCTTCCAGGCGGGGGCGGCCGGGAATCCGTTAGCGGCTGGCGCCGCTGCCGGTGGAGCGGTCGGCTCGCGTGGTGCCGATGTGGCTGCCGCAGGAGCGGGCGCCGGTGCGGCTGGAGGCGCCTTGAATCCGCCGAACGACGGGAACTTGGCCGGCGCAGCTGCAGGCTGCGCCGCAGGCGCTGCCGCCTCCTGAGTAGCGGACGGTGTGGGTGATGCCGCCGCTGTCACGCCCTCAAAGCTGCCTGTTGCTTGCTGCGGGTCCATGCCCTTAGCTCCAAGCTGTGCTCCAAGCCGTGCTTGGATTTGGAACATGGCAGCGACGCGGCCAATGTCCGCGAAGACGGTCCCGTTCTCAAGCTCCTGTAGCTGCGACTGAAGCTGCTGCGAGTCCTTGCTGCGAATGACGACCCAGGGGCTGTCGCGATCGTCCGACGCTTTGATGGTGGTCACGAGTGGAGACTCGATCACAATGCTGTCTGCCAATGCAGACTCCTCTCGATAGTTCTAGGCGACGTGCTTCCACGACCTGCGCGTGCAAATGCTCGTGACATTTTGAGCACTTGTCTGATACGCCGTCGCCAGCCTGAAGGCGGGCTCCCCGCTCTTGCGCCGCTGGCGGATTTCAATCACCTCGGCCTCGGTCAGCTTGGCTCGATGGTTACGCTCGCCTCGGGGACTCGTACCATGGGCCACCTTGTCGGCCTCGTTGGCCGATCTCGTGTCTATCCTCAGGTTTTCGACGCGATTATTTGTCGCATCGCCGTCCCCATGGCAAACGACCTTGTCGTCGGGAATGGGTCCAATAAAGGCCTCGGCCACTAGTCGATGAACCAAGCGACCAGAGGCCCCGCCATCTCGACTTAGGTTGACTAGAACCTTGCCGTATCCGAAGGTGACACACCGGCGAAGGAGGGGCTCGCTGCGACGGCGCCCAGGGGCGCCTCGTATGCGCCAGGACCGAACTCGACCCCAGTTTGAAACCTCATACCATCCGTCGTATCCAGCAATGGCCCGCCACTCCTCGTCGGCGGGCCAAACTTCTTCGCGCAAGCTAAGCAGCCTGGGCTGCAACCTCGGCCGCCGAGATGTAGCGAGCTGCATAGGACTTGGGCGGGTTGCTGGGGTTCTTGCCCGTACCGTAGCCAGTCCAGGTGACGCCCAGTACGCCGCCGATTTCGAGGTCACTTACGCCGGCCTGAGCCAGCGCCACGCCGATCGCCTTCTGCAGAAGGGAAGACTGCGGCACGTGGAGCGTAAAGGTCTCGCCCGACTGTGTGGTCAGCGGAACGGTGGCCTTGAGCTTGGCCGTGCCATCCTTCCAAGTGGCCAATTCCTTGGAGCCGTAAACCGTATCCTGCACAGTGACGACCGGGCCGCTGACCTGGCCGACGAACTCGACATCCCTTTCAGCGAACTTGACTGCAGAGCCGGTGGAAGCGGTGAAGAAAGACAAAGTATGTACCTCTCGTAAATGCTGATGAATCGGTGAATCAATTGCCCGAAGGCATGAAAAAGGCAGCCATCGAATGGATGACTGCCTGAGTTGTGCCGGGACTGCTTAGTGAGGCAGGCCCTCGTACTTGCGTCGCGCCGTCTCGTAGGCGGAAAGCGCAGCCTGCACCTCGGCCGCAGACTCTGCTGATGCGCCGTCAAGCGCGGCAGCAGCGAGCGTCTGCTCGAAGATGGCCTTGGTGCGATTGAGTGAGGCGAGCTTCGAGGCCTCGTATTCGGCCTTGCGCTTCGCTTCGGTCGCCGCCTTGCCAGCCTGTCGCTGGTCGAAGATGTCTGCACCGATCAGCAGGTCAATGGCCTCAGCCACAGCGGCGTCGCGGTCACCCTGTGACGACGGGATGACGCGGTTGGCGGTGTGGCCGTTATACGTCGTCGGCCCCGCCGCGAAGAGCTCAGCGCTCGGGCGGTCGTAGCCGAGAATGTTCAGCGCCAGTGGTACTGAATTTGATGCGCGAACGTATGGCATGACGCCGTCCGGCACTTCGATTAGGGCGACCACATCCTCCGGCTTGCCACCCTCTTTCGGATGGGTCGCTATGTAAGCGCCATCCTCATCGTCATATACGTAGTCCCTCGTAATGCCCAAGGGCTTGCTCCTCTCAGTTGTCTTTCCGAAGTAGAGGTCGATCAGCTCTTGGCTGAGTTCGAGCTGGGAAAGCTTGATCTCACGGCTGCCAGGCTCTGCGCCTACTAGGAGGCGCTGTGGAATGCAGTAGTTCTCTGTGGCGTAAGCGGCAGCCTGCTCTGGCGTCTCGAAGCCATCGAGCGACGCCCAGCCAAGAGGCTGCCATCCCGGCTCGTCCGGCTGCGTGCCTACCGGAGCGATCCAGCAACGACTCTGCGCGCCTAAGCGCTTAGTATCGGTCAAAAGTTAGCGCCGTCCTGCACGGCGGGCAGCTCGTGCCGCCTTGTTGGCAGCGCGCCGCTTGGCCACGGTCGCCTCCGGCACGGTACCGGCGTACACGTGGGCCAGCGGGCGCCCGTTGTAGCCCTTGGCCAGCGCATTCAGCGCGAGTAGCGCCTTGCTGGCGGGGGTGTCGACAATAATGCTGCTCATGCAACCTCTTTCAACTCTGCGAGACTCCGCTCGCGTGTTCGGATGGTAGAAAATTGGGCGGACTTTGGGCCAAAGCCCTTACCGGGGATGGAGCAGTAGTCAGCAACTCCGCAGCGGGTCTCGCAACGGTCGCTCGGATTAGGCAAGAAGATGCCCTGCCGCTCCGCCTTATCGAAGTCGCGGAACATTCGCTCGACCTGCTCCCTCGACCAGAGGGAGAGGTCATGCTCCAGCTCTGCAGTGGGCTTAGCCTTGGCGCGAGTCGTTGCCGGACGTCCCAGCTTCACGAAACAGGCTGCGCCAGGCTTCACGCCCATATACTCCTCGGCGGCTAAGCCGTATACGGCAAGCTGAAGTGCTGAGCCAGGGATCGTTGAGCCGCCCTTCAGGTCCCTGACCTGAATGCTTCCGTCGATCCTCTGCGCCAGCTGGTCAATGAAGCCAAGGCACTCGACCCCACCTAACTCGATGGTGAACTCAACCTCGGAGGCGATCACGCGCCAATTGGCTGCATTTTCCTCGGCGTACCGAATGTAGTCCTCGACCTGATAGGCGCCGATTACCCTGCGGTCAGCGACATCTTGCTCCGCGCCTTTTCGGCCTCCCGTCATCCACGAGTCCCAATCGGGCCACTTGATGAGGTTGGCGGAGATTTCGGCGTCGTATGCTTCCAGGAACACTTCGACGGCTTCTGCAGTTGAGATTGCTCGGCTGCTGTTCTCGTAGTCCTCGATGGCCTTGTGGGCAGCATGTCCGAGGGCATACCAGCCGGCAGGCCGCTGCGGAACCTTGGCTATTTTCTGCAGGCGATGAGCCTCCCCGCATTGCGTGTAGCTAACAAGCTGACTTACGCTGCGTCTGATTCTTGCGGGCTCTGGTTCGACCAATTCCGCACCTTCCCTTGCTTGATGTAGGTAATCAACGCTGGGCTAACGCCGTATTTTGCCGCCAAGGAGCGCCCCTTCTCTCCGCGAGTGAGCGCAAGGCGAATCTCATCAACCTCAGCGTCTGACAGCTTGCTGGAGGGGTGCCCTTCGCCGCGCATCAGCGTTCCGTGGGCAATCTTGTCGAGGGCGTTCTCCCTGACCGTTCCGTACTTGAGGTTGGTCGCACGGTTGTTCTTGCGATCGCCATCAAGGTGTCGCACCTGATGGCCTGCAGGTGGGTGTCCGTAGAAGGCTAGGGCCACCCACTGATGAACGCGCTTTTGTACGATGTCACCAGGCCCTCGCCGAAGGCCAATGACCCAGTAGCCATAGCCGCCTTCCGAAGGCTTCATGAGTGCAAGACGCCTGAATACCCTCCCGGCCCTTCCGTACCTATCGGCGCGAACTCGACCAAGGCTGGATGCTTGGCATCCGGGAAAGCCGGGAATGTCCCGCCACTCCTCTTCTTCCTCTGACATAAGCCTCCTGTTTTTGGCGCAAAAAAAGGGCACCGTCTGCTCGATGCCCTTGTTGTACTGCTATTCAGTTGTTCAAGCAGCCAGCTGCCACGCTGGCGAGCTTAGCCAGAGATAGGATCTCAGGATGACTCGGGCTACGCCGAGTCGCTCGCACATGGTCTTTTCGTCGATGCCCGCTCGCTGCAAACGGACCATCTCGTGGTAGTCAATCAGGCGACGCCCCGCAAGGGCGTTCGCCAGTCTTTCGTTTTTCGCATTTATGCACCAGATGTCACTCCATGTGTGACCAAGTTCCGCATGCGCCGCCTCGTGCGCCAGTACGCTGCGTTCCGTGTCCGGTGGCATGCCGAGTCGAATCTCGACTCGGCGTTCTGCGTGGTAGTAATAGCCCCGCTCCTCAAGGTTCTCAATGAACTCGACCTTGACTCCCATCTGCTTGAGGTGGGCGAGCGGGCAGTAAGAACGGTGTGGCATAAGTTTCCCCAGTGAATGGTGTTTCAGTTGATGCGTCAACCAGACCATAGGGGTACGACAACGAAGGCCAATTTCTATAACGAATTGGCCTTAATTATTCGACACGATGTAGTATCCCTGAGACCCTTCTACCACTTGGGTGTAATGCGGATGCTCTCAGGATCGAAGTTGGGTCCCTTCGTGTTGCCGACGCGCAGGAACTGGACGCGAACCAGCTTACGAATGAGCTTCCGCTTCTGCTCCAGGTCCGCCTCGCCCCACTCTTTTGCAGCATCGAAGCTCTGCTGACCGGCAGCGATCGCAGCCTCGGCCATAGCTCCCTCAAGCTCTGCGAGCTTGGTCCGCAGCCGCTCTGTAATCTGCCCGAGCTGGGACATGGAGATGGCACCGTCAGCAGCCATCACAGCGGCCTCAGACAGCCTCGCACGCAGCGCGTTAGCTTCGGCCGCATGCTCGGGATTCGACTCCGCCACGGAGGCCGTAAAGGCCTCGGCGTCTTGCTGCTTGAGGAGCTCTTCGATCGTCGCCTCGACCAGTGCGTCGCTGACATCAGCCAGTCGCTGCACATGGCCATGGCCAATCACCTTGCAGCGGTAGATTGGTCGGCGGTCGCCCCTGTGGTCGGTGCGACCGCCGATCTTCATCGTGCTGCCGCAGACGCACTCGGCAATCCCGCTCAGCAAATACTTGTTGCGGTTGTCGAATGACGTCCTGCGGCTCGGGTCCTTGATGACGGCACGCAACCCCAGCCACTCTTCCTCCGGCAGGATCGCGGGGAAGCCTGGGTCATCGAGCAACTCTCCGTCAACGTCGCGCAGACCTGCAACCTTCGGACGTAGCAATACGTCACGAAGGGTGACATGGTTCCAGCGCTCGCTTCCGCGAGCTGTCTTGATGCCTCTCGCCTGGAACTCGTTGATGACCGAGTGGAACGTCTTGCCTTCGAGAATCATCTTGGATGCCAAGCGGATAGCGTTCGCCTGCTCCTCGACGATCACGCCGAAGCCATCAACGATCTTCCAGCCGTAAGGTGCCGGGCCGCCGATCCAGCGGCCTGCTTCCTTCGCCTGCTGCTTGGCTCGCTTTAGACGCTCCGACTTGTGCTCAGACTCATAGCGAGCCCATGCACCCAGCGTGCGGGCTACAGCACGGCCTGACGGCGTGCTGAGGTCAATCTCACCAGCTTGAACGGCGTGAGTCGTAACTTTCCGCTTCTCGCTGACATCGATGTACTCCTCAAGCTCGACCGGCGAGCGGTGTAGTCGGTCGGTGTGCCAGCAAATGACAGCCTGAGCTTTGCCGGCGCGGAGGGCGCCGAGCATCTCGATGTAAGCCGGCCGAGGCTTGCCCGAGTAGGCGGACAGGTCATTGTCGATGTAGACGCCGAGCACCTCGATGCCCAGTTTCTCCGCCAGTTTCCGGCAGTCGGACTCTTGGCGCTCGACGCCCAAACCCGCGCCAGTTCGGTCCTGGCTGATGCGACAATAAACGAATCCTGACTTCGACATGAAGCCAGCATAGCTTCTGATGCTACTAAGGTAGTAACGTCAACACGTTTCTACCGTTATCTCCTCAGAAAATTCCGCGTGATCTCGGGGCAATACTACGCTGCCATCCGATCCTCCCTAGCAAGCGCGAGCTGCATCATCTGATCGCCTATGAACTTGGTGTAGGCCTTCGGGATCGCCTCGGCAATTGACTTGCGATTGCTCGTCCAATGCATGTCCATGGCGTCCTGCCACTGCTCGACAGAACCCTTGCCGCCACCCTCGCCATAGACAGCGAAGTATGGCCCATCGAACCACTCTCCGTGCCGCCAACCAGCAACCCTTCCCCGATGTGGAACATGTGGGATAGGCTCGGGCACCCAGTTGATGGCCTCGAAGTACCTGTGTCGAATGACGCCAAGGCCGAACATCTCCCCGCAGAGGGTGAGGTCTCGACGAAGGTCCGAGCCCTGCACATTCTCGATGATCGAGGGTCCCTCGACGAGTGCCAGCAGCGCCCTCGTTGCGGGGATGAGGTTGATGTACTCTCGACCCTTGTTCGTACCCTTGGTCAAGGCGCTCGAAGCCTGGCATGGAGGCGATGCGTGTCGCACGTCGTACTCGTGGCCATGGGCCGCCAGGTAGGCCAGGGCGTCGCCCTGGATGAACTTGCCGGGGTAATCAGGCTGCGGGTTGATGTCGATGCCTGTCACGTCGAAGCCAGCCTCGATGTACCCCATGCCCGCGCCCCCGGCGCCGCAAAACAGGTCGAGCAGCTTAGGTTGCTCGACCTCCAACGCTGCGTCTGTCACGCAGCCTCCTTCCAAAGTTGCTCAGGCGACCCGGGACCACCGCCCCACTTGCCGCCGAGTGCGTAGGTGCCTCGATTGACCTCGCCGAGCAGCGCCACAAAGTTGGCGCCCAGCTTGGCGGCGACCGTGCCGGCGAGGGGTGTTGTGCGGAAGTCGATGACTTCCCCGACGCCCTTGCATTTGCCAAGGCGTGAAAGCACCGCAACCTGCAGCGCAAGTCCGGTCACCGGATCGCCTGGCTCACTCGCCAGGTCATCTACCCGGCTCCAGATGTTGTCGTACTTGCCGCTGGGATCAGCGTCATGCAAGTGCGTCAGGTAGCTTTCGCCACTCATGACCGCGAAGCTGCCCCATGAGCTGGCGCCCGTCTCGGGGTTGTGCCCCTCGAAGGCTTCCTCGGCCATGGAGACGCCTATCAACGCGCTTGCACTGCGGCTCTGCTTGCGCAGGACCGAGCTAAGCTCGGTCGCATGTTCGCGACTGATTGAGACGCTGATGGCCTCAGACGAGGGCAGCCCTTCAAGAACCGCCCTCGTTCTGCCAGCTGCGTACCTGCCACACCCGTAGACGTAAACCTCGCCCCGCCCGCCGTCGGAAGATGGCTGGTAGGCGATCATCACGACCTTTGGGTGCTCGATGTTCGCGGCTTCCTTGCTGATCTCAACTGCGTTGGTCAGCATGTTGGCCAGCTCGATCGGGTTTATGGCTATGTTGACGGTGGTCAGAGGCCTACACCCCGCAATATGCGTCGATGATCTCCATGACGTCCTCTACGCTGCCCTCAAAGGCGATGCGGCAGCCATGTCCGTAGTCGATGTAGACGTTGCCAGTTGGGGTGCCGTCGACAATCTCGTTGGCGATGCCATGGATGGACGTCAATGAGACGCGGACGCCGGGGAAAGCGATCAAGTCATGAGGCATCACGCAGCCACCGCCTCAAGCTGCGCAAAGCGGGCGCTCTGCAGCTGGTCAAGCAAATTGCTCCACGAGTGGCCCGCCTGGTCCTTGTCGTCGATTGTCATGGCCAGCTCATAGGCCTCTGCATCCAACACATCTACAAGTACGAGCCATGGCTCAAGCTGGTAAGCCCGCGCCGGGTCATCCTCCGGCAGGATCTCGTCGATGATGAGATCGAGCAGGCGATCGTTTGTCGTGAGGCTGCTGGCCGTTTCATCGAGCGGCCGAATGGCCGCCTCGAATGCGTTGAGCAACTGAAGGCTGTCGAACTGCAATCGGGGGCTCATGCGGCAAACTCCCACTTGCCAGCGTCCTGATTGTCGAGCGTCACCTTGAAGACCTGACGCGAGGCCGTGTGATAGACGCAGATGCCCTCGGGGTTCATGAAGCCGGGCGCCGCCACCGAGCCGTTGCTGCGCAGCTTCTGGAGCGCGTTCTCAACTTCCCACTGGTCAAAGTGGCCATCGTGCAGCACCGGCACTAGGTCGAGACTCGGGGTGTTGAATGTAGCTTCGGCGTAACGAGCCACATTGAACAGCGAGAAGGTCTTGTGCTTCTGGTTATACTTGCGTGCAATCCCCTGCCCCCACCACTCTCCGTAGTGGATGCCAGCGCCCAAGTCTTCGACGAGAGTGACAGCGTTGCGCTCGACCCATCCTGCGAAGCCGTAGTTATCGGTCATCTTGCCCGGGAAGATCAAGCGGTTGCGAGACTGGGCGAAGACGGCGAAGCCGTCAACGACTGCGATGGGCTGTGGGTCAATGAGGCTGATTAGCTTGCCATCCTCCGCCTCCCAGCGATCCAACTCTGCAACTGGGATGATCTGGATGGCGGCGTTGGTGCCGTCCAGCTTCTCCGTGACAACAATGTCGCGGAACAGTCGCGGAGTCTTGGGCCATGGCAAAAATTCGACAGTGCTCACTAGGCTGCCAACCCTTCGACCAGGTCCTCTTGGAGTTCGACGCTGACGGCCAGCGACTCGGCGCCGGAGGTGCGGCGGATCTCTACGGGGTGGTCAAGGTCGAGAATGAGAACGGCGCCGCCGATATTCGCAGAAACGAAGGTCGGTGTGAAAATCACCGAGTCTAGGCGGCCCATGTAGGTCTTGCTGTCCTTGGTGACAGCAGCCAACTGGCTGACATTCCGCAACTGAAGTTGCTTAGCTGTAATGCGCAATTGATTCCTTCGGTAGGCCACTTAGCCCCAGCTTCGTGGCATGAAAAAAGGAGCCACGATGATGGCTCCTTGAATTACTTCTTCGGTGCGTAGTGCCCATGCTTCGGACAGTCTTTGCTGATTGGTGGTTCCTCGCGTGGGTTGTATCGCCACGGTGGGCACAAGCAACCTGGCTGGTTGATGTTCGTCCGACGGCTCCAGAAGTCGCCGCCTACGCCGACGTAAGGATGGGCATGCCCCTTGTCATCAAGCAGCATGGTTCACCCCGTAGGCGAAGAACCGCCCGTCAATCAGTCGTACGCCGGCGTTAGTTCGCTCGGCGATCATCTTGAGTGGAACGGCGTAGCCGTTCACATCCAGAAACTTGCTGCGGTCGAGGGTCACTTCGTCTCCTCCAGTGCCTGGATGATCGCCCGCTTAGCTTCGCACTCGGCGAGAGCGCGGGAAGGCTGCCACTTGGCGATGTGATGCGCGACTGGTCGCGAGTCACTGTTGCCGGCGTAGCCAGTCGTGAGCCAGTCGCCGAAGGTGCCGAACTGAACGGTCCAGTCCAAATCTCGACGTCGTGCCCACCAGTCGCCGCTGTCCAAGATCGACTTTGCCAATTCTTCATCCTCGGCAATCCGCGCCTTCAGGAAGTCGACGATGCTCATTCAGCCTCCGGCCCGATGTGGATGACCGTGAAGCGTGGACCGAAGCTGCGATACAGGCGCTCTGAGTCGAAGAAGCTGGCCATCGTGATGGTCTTCCAGCCGCCCCAGAGATTCTGGAAAGGCGTGCCATCTTCGTCGATGACGATCACGTTGCGGTCGCAGTTCTGCAAGGCCTGCAACCGTTCCGCCGTCGTGATGCGCTCCTGCATGTAAGGCCTAGCGGCCTCAAGGGCAGCGCGCAGGTCTGCTCGGATTTCCACCCTAGAGGGCTCTTCGAGGCGATCCCACTCGGCATAGTCGCAGTTTTCGAAGTACCCCTTAGCGGCAGCTTCAATCGCCTCGCTGGTTACGTTCACTGGGCATCATCCAAGCTGGGCACGAAGTCGAGCGAAGCCAGTAGTTCATCGACGGCCACGCGCTCCTCTTCGGTCTCCATGTAGGCGAAGCGCGGCTCTGGCGCATAGAGGTAGTCCAGGAAGCCTCCGCGCGTCTGGATGGCGTTGCGGCGGGTCGCCTCGGCGCTGATCGCTGCATACGTCCCAATCATCGGGCGGAAGCCGTCAGGACGCAGCGGCAGATCATTCAGCCGCCCTTCATGCTCGACCATCTTGCCGAAGGTCTTGATGAGGCCACGTCGCGTGGCCACCAATTCGTAGCCGTCGTTGGGCAAGTCGGCTGGTTTTTCGGTCATGCTGCCACCAATTCTTCAGTTGGGTATAGCCAGTCGCGAGCGGTCGCAACGGCCAAGTTCAATTCGGCTTCCGTCCAGCCGAAGGGGTCTTTTGTTAGCTTGGGTAGAGTCAGGACAGCCTCCTGAGCGCCGTTCTCGCCGTCCAGCGCAGCCTGCAGCGACTCGGCGGCAGTCGTGCCACCGAGATCAAGCCTGGAGCGTGCGTAAATGTTGCCGTCACGCATAACATGCAGGATGTCGTTGCCGTCGAGGGTGCCTGGAGCCCATCCAGTGCTGAACTTCCGTTCGCCCTTTCGCGTATATTCGCCAACCAACACCCAATAGCTGGGGTGGTCGTCGAGCCAGTGTCCAAGGGCCTTGGCGATCGCCCCCTTGTGCTTGTTATGCGTGCCGACGGCGTGCGTCCAGCGCAGGTCCGTGATCTCACCGGGCTGCGGATCGCCGAAGTCGGGAATCACATAGAGACTGGCTGCGGGCAGGCGCGACTCCTTGACGGGAGGCTCTGCCCACATCAAGACGCTCATTCGGCTACCTCAAGGCGCGCGTAGATGGTGTAGCGGCGAGGGTTCTCCGAGGTTCGCTCAGAGCGGGTCTGTAAGCCGCGATCCAAGAGCGGCCTGCACCTGGCGTTGCCGTATTCTTGGGCCACCACTCCCCAGCGTCCGGGGTTTGCTCGCAATTCTTCAGCGATCTCATCCCAGTGAGACGGTGGATTCCTCCACTCGATAACCTTGCTCATTTGGCCACCGCCAAGCGCTGCGCCTCGTTGATCGCTTCAGGGAACGTTGCGAAGTCTCCAAGCCCGCAGCTTCCTTGGTAAACGCCCCATGGCTCGCTCAAGTCTCCAACAAGGTTGTTCTCTGTGTCGTAGTTGCCGTTGTAGACGTGGATGCGTCCCGGCTGATCCCACGTGTATGCATCGCCTCCGATGCGCGGTGCGCGGCTCATGCAGCCACCGCCGCAAGGGCCAAGTTGCTCTTGCAGGTGAGCGCCGGGACTGGCTGGTGATAACGCTCCAGCGTCTCCTTGTTGCTCATGTACTGAGCTACCAAGCGCTCACCCTCTCGCTGGTCGCGGTTGCGCTGCGCCTCGATCAGAAGGGCGTCTATGCGTCGGATGTTGGCAACGCAGCGGCCAATGACCTCGCGGACGGCTGCACTCTGGCGATTCTCGCGCCTGGCAGCTTCCATCGAGAAGCCGCTTCCCTCGCTCGCCTTCGAATACTTCGCGGCAGACTTGCCACCTTCGTTCGAGATCCCAAGCATGCGCCTGGTTTCTGACTGAATGTTCTTGAGCACCCTGCGATCACTCGGCGTCAAGCCGGTGAAATACGGGCTGCCATTCGGAAGCAGCCATTTCACGTGGTCGCTGCCTGTGTGGCCTTGGCGCACAGCGCCAATCGACGTCAAGTAGGCGTCGATTTCTCTCGTCAAACTACTCATTATGATGAACTCCCCAGTTCGTTCATGCGGGATGATCCGCGTTGCTGCGACTTGCAGTTGGCCGATGCCAGCCGCCGTAGCGCTCTGGCATCTCGTGGAACTGGCAGGATTCGAACCTGCGACCCCTGTCTTGTTGGTGTGCGCACCAGTACTCTGGCCATCTGAGCTACAGTCCCGTTTGCGTGGCTGGCCCTCCAACGCAAGAAGCCACCCGAAGGTGGCTCCTGAAGTGATTCCTAGTGGTGGTCATCCACCGTGATGCCTGACGCCGCCAGCCAATGAACCATGGCGGCCTCTGTGCGGTATTCGCCGCTGTACATCTCATCGTTGCTGCACCGCCTGTAGGCGAAGAGCGCCGGAATGTCGCGCTCACCCCACGCCGACAGCGGCTCGATGACGTCTAGCCAAAGCTGAGTGTTGCCGCAGGACTTGCCGGGGCAACATGGTCGCTCGATATGTCGAGGGATGCGGCTTGACTCAGCCATGCTCGGGCAGCCAGTCATCAGCCGAGGCCTCGCGCCACTCGCGAGCCGCCTTTGACTCGACCTCTGGCTTGTTGAGCACTGCTTCAAGCTGCGCTTGAAACTCACGGTCAGGCTTGTCAATGAGCTCATCAACCGCAGCCTCAGCGACACGCTGCCAGGCTTCGACGATGTGCTGCGGATTCTTGTCCAGCTGCAGCTCGACGTTGTGGAAGTCGCTGTGCATGTAAGCCGCGTACAGCTTGCCTGCCAACAAGGCGATGTTTACCTGCCGCCAGTCGGGCCGCACGTAGTTGCGCGCGCCTTCCTCGGCCGCCTCCCTGAGCGCCTCTAGCGAGTCAGTGAGGCTCGCTTGAATCAGATCAGTCACTTGCCACTCCTTCTCTCGTAGCCGAACTCGGCTAGCATCTGCCTCATCGCCGCGATGCCATCCAGACCGGAGTCGCCAAAGCCGACGAGGTTGGCCCAGCGCATCCACGCTTCGGCAGCCTCGCGGTAGTCATCGCCCTGGACGCCACCAAGTCCGCAGTCGCCATCGAACATCTGCCGGTAGCCTGCCTCAGTCAGCGCAGCTTCCTGCCTCTCAAATGTCGCCCGCAGATTGGGTGGGGCATCCTTGAACTCCGGTTGCCGTTGCAGCTCGTAGCTGTGTGACTTCCAGTGCTCGTAGAGCACTTCTGCCATGCTGCTCATTTACCCGCCTCCACCGAAATGAAGGTGTCCGGCGTGCAGCACATTTGCTCTCCCCTTGAGTTATCCCACAGCACCCACACGTTATGCCCGCCGTCTTTACGATTGTCGTAGGCAACAGTGCCTTCTACGTCCGGCATGGCGGCCAGCTTGTTGCGAAACTTGACGCGATCCCCCGGCTCGTAGGTTCCCGGAATGCGGTTCATTTGGCCTCCGGTTGTTCGGTCAGGATGTCCACGACTTCCTCATGACTCATGCTGCGGAACTTGGCCGCCAGATGCGGAGGCAAGCCCTCTGCAAGCGGCTCGTTGCGCGCTTCTTCAACTCGAATGCCGCTCACAACGTAACCTGCTGTCGCTTCTCGGTGGGCGTGACCCATCCCAGCGAATCCAGGCGACTGAAGAGGATTGCACGCCCCTCGGCTCCAGACGCGGAATCGGGGTTATTCAGGTCATAGTCAGCGCCGACCGTCTCCATGGTGGCAACCAGTTCCTGAAGGTCGATATCGATATTGCTGAACGCTCCCATTAGGGCCTCACTTCCGTGACAGTTGAATCAAGTTGCTCGATTAGCCTTGGCCCGCGCACTATGCCGGCGGCCTGGCCTGTTAGTTGATCCGCGTTCCATTCGAGGTACTTCCATGCCTCGATGCCGCCGTCCTTGCCAACGTCACCGCGTGCCTTCGTGTCGGCAGCCAAGGAGCGCAGGGCTCCAGCGATCAAGTGCGGAGCTGCGGCTCTCACCGCAGCCCTTGCGAGGATCTCTGACTTCGTGCCCTCGCCGGGCGAGCATCGCGGCCCCATATCGAAGGGTGGAGCTTCGTCACGAATGCTTAGCATGCTCAACAATGGCGCGAGGCTGAGCCTCGCCGCCTCGTTTGCATTCTCAATAGCCGTCATCAGCAAGGCACCTCCTGTATTTGCTCGGCCTCCAGGCCGGGCCAAGTTTCGTCGTGATCGTGTTCGCCGGCACGCTTGCAGCACCAGGAGCCTGGCCCGCAGCAATCGCCGGAATCGGGCTCGCAGCAGTAATCTCCGAACCCGCTCCAGTCGCAGGAAAGAACTGCGCTCACGCCGCCCCCATGTCATAGGCGGCCAGCGCGGCCACGAGATCGCGGGATAGGTCGGCCACCTTTTCGAGTGGCGAACTGCCGACGGCATATGCGAGCGGGTCGCTGACCAGCGGGGCGCCGAATGCGCCGATGGTAGTCAACAAGCGCCGAGCCTCGTCCGCCAGCTCGTCGCAGCGCTCACGCACCTTGGCAAGCTCTCTCTCGGCCCACTCGGCAGACTCTCGCTCGTTGATGGCGGACTGCTTCGCCTCGTCGGCATCTTCCTTGAACTCTCGGATCATGTCGTCAACTTCTCGCTTGTCGACGAATCTCCCCAGAATCCACTCGGCGATAGCCTCGCTGTTGGCTGTTCCGCATTGTGCAGCCATGCGAACATCCTCGGCGACCAGCCGCACAACCCCGCGCTGAATCGCTGCTTGGCGGGCTTCAGCGGCTTCGTATTCGACCGTTGTCATGGGCCGCACGCCGTGGCGCTGCTGCTCAAACTCTGCGACCTGCCAGATGTTGTCTTCGATGTACTTCTGAACGTAGCGCGGTGCATCTTCATGCCACGTCTGGCGTTGCCTCCAGTCTGGCATGCCCTTGTAGATCGCAATGGCCGGGCGGTGGAATGGCTCGCCGTCGGCAATTATGCGATCCCGCAGCGGGCCATCGTGAAAGATGAAGTACACATGCCAGTCGGTTTGACCGCGTGACACGATGCCAAGGTATTTTCTACCTTCAGCCTTGCCAGCTTGATTCTCAGTAACGCCTTCGGGGAGCGCTACGCGCTCCAAGGTTGCAGTACTCATTGCCTATCGCTCTCCTCTTGTAGCAATTCGACTAGCGGCGTGAGATCCTGCCGCAACTGCTGCAGGATCTCGCCATAGACTCGCTCAGCCGTCTTCGCGCTGAACCTGGTAGCCGGTACATCCGGCAAACTCTTGTGCGGCATATGGAACTCGTGCCGCTGGCTTGCAAATCCGCCTTCGTAACGCTCTTCGCTGATGCCCAGCTGAACCCGGTACGTTTTGCGGGTGCTGTCGTGGCGGACGGAGAACGTCAACTTGACGCGGTACGCCGCATCATTAGGCGACTCCCCTAGCCAGTGGAAGCCCTCGAAGGCTCGGCCCTCTACTCGGCCCGTCCTAGCGAATGACAACAACGCGTCGCGGGCTGAGCGGTGCATGGCTGGCGTGCTCATGACTCGGCCTCGTGCATCCCATCAGCCAGCCATTCGGCGAAGCCCTTCAGCGTCTCGCCGTTGCAGGCCTGCTCTCGCCAGTCGCTGTAAGCCTCTGGGTGCTCTCGGGTCAAGTCCCAAGGGTTGCTTTCTCTAGTGCTCATCTTGCTTGCCTCTCTTTTTGAACGTTCCCGCCCCGGGAACGACAAAGCCACCAGGCGCTTTGTCTGGTGGCTAAGTTGCTTCAGGGGAAGTTATCGGGTTAGTTGCCCTTCCCAACCCATGTAGCAAGCTCGCGCTCGGCCCTAGCGGCCTCGTTGCGGCTCTTGAATGTGGGCTGCTCTTCGAATGGCCGGGGATCGCACACAATGCGCCACTTGCCATCGGGGTAGTTGCGGCTAACGCAGCCAACCGCGCCACTCTTGTAGCGCACGTTGTCTACGTACCAGCCGCCATGTCTCCATGGCGAGAACTCGGGAGTCCAAGTTTCGGCAGGTGCTGCTGTGATGGTCATTGTTACGACTCCTCTTCCACGATGTAGCGGAGAATTCCGAGCATGTCCTCAATCGCCCATTTCGCGACGACCTCCGGATTGTCTCCGTGTTGCTCCCAGTAGCCGAGCAAGCGCTCTGCCTCCTCTAGGAGCGTTGGACGCTTTGGAGTGGCTTCAGTTGGTGCTGACACGGCTACGCCTCCGCCCTTTCCGCCTGAATAAGGCCAGCGAGCTTGTCATCCCATGCATTCGGATCGCTGTTGTCGATCTCCTCAGGCGTGAGCGCATCGAACCACTCGTTAGCAACCTTGGCGGCTGCCGGGAACCGCTCTTCGAGTTCGTTGGTGACTGCCCAGTAGGCAGAGCGGTCGGAGCCTTTCATCTGGCCGTAGGCCTGGCCGCCATACTTGCGCATGTCGGCAATGAGCGACTCTGTTGAGTGCTCCTTGGCCATGTTGCGCAGGCGCTTGGAGACCTCGCCGGCCATCATGGATGCAACCATGCTCTCCGCGTCGTCTCGATTCAGCCTGGCGTGGAGGTCGTCATAGGCCGCCAACAATGCCCCGGTAGGCATCGCTTCGATTTTGGCCTTGAGCTCTGCTCTAAGTTCCGCTGCGTTGCTCATGTCTAGCTCTCTTCCGTGTTGCAGGTTAGGCAAAGGTGTTGTGCGTTGATGAATGCTGACGGCCGGGCGCATGCTATGCAGTGTTCGCGCGGCTCGGGATGGCTGCCATTGCACACCCAGCAGTGAATGAAGGGCACGCCCGTAGGCGTAGTGCGGCCGGTGAGCCTGCGGGGTAGAAGCATGCTCATTTCGTTGCCCCCATGCTGTTTAGGAAGGCTTCAGCATCCTTCAGGGACTCGCTGCGGTCGATTGGATACCAATACAGCGCCTCGGCGGTTGCCTCGAAGCGGTAGATGAAGGCGTAGGCCTCGCTATCTTCCGGCTCGTTGACCGTGACCACGTATCCTTCGGTGGCTGCCTGGTAGGGCTGTCGGTAGATGCCGGCGACTTGCACCGTGCGCAGCATCCTGCCGGCCCTTGCCTCAAAGAAGTGGTCACCAACCGCCTTTGAGTGGCGCTTGAGGTCTTGCAAGGTGCTGATTCTAAAGTCGCTCATGGTCTTGCCTCTCTGTTATGGCCGGGATGCCATGCCGCACTGTGAGCGCCTAAGCGCTCACTAGCGAGCAAAGAACACCGGACGCTTATGCTTTCTGGGCTACGGTCGATTGGAATACATGCGTCACTCCGGGATGCGACAGCGACGGCACGCTGTAGTAGCCACCGGGATACGTTGGCACTTCGCCGTCGTAGCTGGCGATGTACTCGGGAACGGTTGTCATGGGTGCAGGTAACGGCTGCGGCTCTGGCAGTGTTGCCTGGGCTGCCCAAGCGTCTTGCAACAACTCGCCAACCGTTAGGCCGCGAATGCCGCTGGCCTCGCTTTCACTGTCGGTCGCAACCTCTTGGCTGTCAGCGGATACCGTGGCAACTGCGGGCTGCTGTGCAATTGCTGGCTGAGGAGTAAGGAACATGCTGCCGACGTACAGCAACAAGGTTGCGACGATCACCAGGAAGGCGGCGCAGTCGATGCGCTCTTGCTTGCTGAGCTTGGGTGTTGCAAGTTTCATGGGTGCCTCTTTCATGAGTGGCAGAGGATGCGGGGCAATGGAGACCGTGACGCGGCGGCTCATGCGGCGCTCACTTTCACGTAGCCGTCGGCGATCCGTGATACAGAAACCTCGGTGTTGTAGCGCCCGGGGCCGTAGCCAACCTGAAGCAATGACTTGCTGTCGGGGTGGGCAAACTCGCTGGAGTGGTAGGGCTGCTTTTGCATCGGCTTACCGTCGACGAGAATCGTTGCGCCGTCCGGTAGTGCGAGAAGCTCGCTCATCAGTTGACGGGCATCCATCAATGCAGCATGCTTGCGTGCCGCGCTCATGCCGTCACCTCTTCGATTCCGAATGTCGCGCCGCCGATGGTTACCAACTCGCCTGGCTGAATCATGCAGAGCTTCTGCGCTTCGCTCTTGCCGGCGTAGCCGTTGTCATGGATTGCGTAGCTGAGATACAGCCGTGCATCCTTCAGGCTCTTGTGGTCATGCAGCTTTCGCGCTCCATTGGGATGCAGCGCGGTCAATCGAAATTGCTTGGACATTGGAAACTCTTCCGCTAGTTGATTGGTTGCGCCTTAGTTCGGCGGCTACTGCAATGCACTGCTCAGCCGGCATCGGTGGCCACTTGGCCACGACTCTGGCCGCGTGCGCTTTCATCTGTTCAGGGGTCATTAGGCGGCAGCTGCCACCACGGGCGTGAATGGGGCCATGCTGATTGCATACTCTGCAGGGAGTTGCTCAGCGTAGTCAGCTATCCACTCGGCGGAGTAGATGCCCTGGGCGTGAAGCCACATCTCAACCTGGATTACAGTGGTGGCTTCCGTGTGGCTTGCGTAGTCAGGGAAGGCTGCCATGAAGTTCTGCCGGCACGTCATGAGGTCACTTATCTCAGCGGCGCGGTTGACCTCCCAAAAGACGTCAAGGACGTCCTGACGATAGTCACTCCAGCGGACACGAGAGCATTTTCCGATGTGCTGCTGATCCATGGCCGGCCTTTCGTTGTGAGCGCCTAAGCGCTCAGCTGAGTTGAAAATAAGAGGCGGGCCGCATTGCTACGGCCCGCCTAGTGGAATGGTTGCTGTCACTCTGCCTCTTTCAACAAATGTGATCGGGGCTTGTGTTCGTGTTTCATTAGTTCCTTGCTATTCAGTTGTTATTCAGTTGTGGATACTGCGAGCGGATGAACCGCCGTGCCACATCCCGACCAATTGAGGCCGGCTAAGCTCAAGCCTGAGACCAGGGCGAGCGAAGAATTCTGAATTGATGGGCTACCAATTATGAAGTTGTGTGTTATTGGTAACCGAATACGACAGTCAGCGTAAGCCGACCTGTAGTCGATTGTCTTTGTATCACTGCCGATTCTTCGCTTTACCTAATCCTGTAGCAAGTCCGCTTTATCGCGACTATTCTCATGCCCTTGGAATCGTGTAACTCATGTGGCCTTTATCCGCTCTTCAGCGTGGGCCGGAGTCGTATCTCCGAATGAATCCGTTTATTATTTGATTGTCAATCTGCGAGTGGTCCAGGTACTTCGCTGTAGGCTCGTTTCCCTGTCCGATGTTACTAGCCTAAGCGCCTAAGCGCTTGGTGTCAAGCGTCTCAGCTTGGCTGCTTTTCGTCTAGTCGAGTCTGCCGATTGGCCTGGCCTCTAGATTCCTTGCTTGCCTTGCTGATGAATCAAGCCTAAGCGCCTAAGCGCTTAGTGTCAAGCCGCTAGATTCAATGACTTTCCTGAGCGCTTAGACGCGCGTAGGCTGTCTGGCATGAATACAGAACAGATAGCCCAGCTAATCGCGGCTACAGGGCTAAAGCAAGCGGACATAGCGCTAGCGCTTGACGTCAACGTATCTACCGTTAGGCGCTGGGCTAGTGGTGGCTCTCGTCCTTCGGACGAGCATATAGAGGAGCTAAAGAAGCTAGGCGGCCAAGCACCCAAGCTGCGGTCACTAGGCCAAGCCAAGCCGGCTGCAGCACAGCTAGCCCAGGTGCCGGCGGTTGCACTGATAGAGGAGCTGGCACGACGAGCAAGAGGCGGGCAACTGAAGGACTCAACGCCTGGTTCATTAGATGTACCCAGGACACTAAGAGCGGTGGCGTTTACTGATGTTGCCGACGACTAGACAAGGGCGACATAGAGTCGCCATACGATTGACCAACTGAAGGCCAGGCTGCGCGCATCAAGTAGCTTGGCCTTCTCTATGCCCAATAACAGGCGCTTACAAGCTCGATACCCCCATTGTGGTGCCTTGTACTACGGCCACGGTGTCAGGCGCTCCAAGGTGGCATAGCGGGCCGCTGACAGGGTGCTGGCGTGAGTGGGTGGGGGTAGCCCCCGGCCGGCCCAAGAGCTCGGCCCCGGGCGTCACAGCGCCTGACTGAATGTACGGGTTTCAGAGTCGATGACAGGAGCGCTCATGAGCGCTTAGACCCCCCTCTCAGGCACTCAGTGCCAGCCCTCCCCTGCGAGGCTGCGAGAGGCGGCAAAGCTCGCCGCTGAGCGCGCACTGAGCGCTCAGGCGAACTCTCTTGGGCAGACGATGGACGCAGCGTACTTCAGGATCGCGTCCTGGTCGGACGTCGTCACCTCGGCCTCGGCCATTCTGACTGCGGCCGCCTGGATGGCCGCGTCATGCTTCATCGAAGCCAGATCATTGCACAGCTGGCGAGCCATTCGCTTACCATCGGAGACGGTCATTGAGTGCACCGCCAGCGTCGGCTGCGGCGTCGGGACTCCCCCGCATCCAGCCACGCAAATCGAGGCCGCGAGAGCGGCTCCTGCGAGGGCTGACGGGCGGAGCTTCATGGCTCGATGGTAGCTCATTTCACTCCGTTATCAACTCGTTACCTTATAGACCTAACGGGGCTCTGATCGTTAGGTCCATTGACTAGTGAGAGCAGGTTACGGGGGAACCTACGGAGGGGGCAGCACGTAGTTACTTACTACGTTATTGCTAACTACGTAGCAGAAAACACGAAGTGTTTTTCTGCTTACTAAGTAACTGGCTACCAGTTACTAGCTACATGCAGCCAGTAAAGGCCGTGCGCGCCAGCGCTAAGGCCTACTGCTTGCCAGAGTGAAGACCTCCGGACTTCGTCCTCGGTCTTCACGGACCGCCGACTGATTTGATTCCTCGGCCAAAACCTTCGCCAGAACAGCCCTTCGGGCGTCTGGCTCATTACCACCGTCGGTAGCGCTCCTCGCGGAACTGCTTGCTGGACCAGTGCCCTCTCCACTGCGACCCGAGCTAAGCGAGTCTGAGCCACCGACGGTGCACTCCTGCCAGCGCCACATGGGCGGCCAACGTGCCGCGTCCTTAGCCTGGCAACCCCCGTCCTGCAGGGTGACTGCGGAGCAGCGCAATGGAGCGTACTCACCGGTCCTGCAGGCGCAGATTTGCAACGCGCAGTCCCTTGCGAAGGCGACAGACTGCCGGGCGATGGCCTTGATTGCTGCGGCCAGCCATCGCTGCAATCAAGGCCAGATCGATTCGTCGACTGGCAGCGGCGCCCTTCAGGGCGCCTGCATTCCTAAATAATTGACCAGCCGCCTCTGTCTTTGAATGGCAAGCGGCTTGGCGAAATGATGCCGAGTAGCTAACGGAAATCACGTCACATCTAGTCGCGATGGTGGGTCCTCGGGATTGCGACAGAGCTCAAAATGGCCCCTTGAGGACCTCGCCGAAAATCGAGGAAGTATAGAGGGCGCAGGTTCAATTCCTGCGGGGCTCACGCGCGAGCAGGGCAAGCGCTTCCTCGGAGAAGACCCTGCAACGCTGGTCGCCGATTGGCATGCACAGTCGGCGGCTGGCACCAATTCACTTTTATAACCAAATTCAGCAATTACCGATTATGGTTATACGCATTTCAATTTGCCGGTTCTCTGGAGGGAGAGTCCTGACACTTTCGCGCGCACTGACGCCTGGCATGGTCGCCGACTATGCCGACAGTTTTGAAGATGGATTCGAAGTAGACAACGCGACGGGCTGCTGGGAGTGGCTGCGTTATCGCGACAAAGAGGGCTATGGGCGATTCGCCTTCGGGCCGAAAAATGCAATGGCCCACCGTGCGGCCTACGTGCTGGAGATTGGGGCAATCCCCGAGGGGTTGGACCTCGATCATCTATGTAGGAATCGGGGATGCGTGAATCCCGAGCATCTGGAAATCGTCACGCGGCAGGAAAATATCCGCCGACAGCACGCTTGGTTCATTGAGGCCCAAGAACTTGAGGGGGCAGCATGACAGCGACAACTGAACAACGCACTATTGAGTTTCATCAGGCATTCTCGCACCCTGTGCGAGATACGCCGCAAACACTTTGCCGCACGGAGGCAATTCTCGCATTGAAGTTGATCGAAGAAGAGTTCATCGAACTCTGCGACGCACTCTTCCCTGGCGGCTGGGATCAGTGGATCAAAGACCTTCGGGTCTGCGGGATGGGCGACGCCGACATGGTCGAGTCTCGCTTCACTGACGAGATTGCCACGTACGAGGAAATCAACCTCTACGAGCCGAACCTCATCGAGGTCGCTGACGCTCTCGCTGACCTTGACGTAGTCATCAACGGTGCCGGCATCCGGCACGGCTTCGACATGCAGGCCTTGAGTCGCGAGGTCTTCGCGAGCAACCTCTCGAAGCTGGGCGAGGATGGCAAGCCTATTTACCATCCCAATGGCAAAATTGCCAAGGGTCCCAACTTCCGCGAGCCGAGGATTGCAGAGGTGCTCGGTATTGAAGTTCGGTGACCCTCGACTTCCCGAGAATTTCTGGACGAAGATTGAGATTGCTGACAGCGGCTGCTGGGATTGGATCGCCTGCAAGCTTCCGCAAGGTTATGGGCAGTTCAACATGCCCAAGCATCTTGGTGGCGGCAAGTGGCTATCACATCGCCTAGTCGCACTGACTGATCGCGGACTGGATCGATCGGATCTTGAGGTCGATCATACGTGTCACAATCGCGCGTGCTGCAACCCCGAGCACCTTCGCCTCGCGACCATCAAGCAGAACCGCGAGAACATCAGCGGCGCAAAGCGAACCAGCAAGACCGGCATTCGTGGCGTCTCTCCCAGTAGCCAGGCTGGCAAGTGGCAGGCGCAGGTGACGCACAACCGGCGTCACTACCACCTTGGGCACTTCCTCACCCTTGAGGAGGCTGCTGCGGTCGTGCAGGCCAAGCGCCTTGAGCTCTTCACTCACAATGTTGCCGACAGGGCGGCTTGACAATGAAGGGCTTCGATCTCGACATCGACTTCCGCGTCAAGCGGCTCTGCTTTCGCTGGCGCCTATTCCTCATAGAGCCCGCGCCTGAGCGAGAGCCGCACCCCCTGGGCGACGTCTACTCGTCAACCGAGCGCGCCAACCCATGGGGCGGGCCGAATCAGCGCATGGGCTTCTCGCCAAATCTTCCCGACTAACAAGCAATGCCCCTTCGGGCTTTTACAGCCCGAGGAGGGCCACTCTTGCCGTCAATCACCATCTACTCCACCGGCCCTTCCTGTCAGCCCTGCAAGGCCGTCTACCGCTGGCTGGACAAGCACGGCTTCAAGGGTGGTTACAGCATCGTCATCACGCCAGAGAATCCCGATGTCGCCGCTGAGCTGAAAGCTCAGGGCTTCCTGCAGTCGCCGGTTGTTGAGATCGACGGCTTCCGCTTCGGTGGCTTCGACACCAAGCAGCTTCTCCGCATTCTGGGCGACGAGCCGAACTTCACCAAGTAAGCCGAGAGAGGGCGCCGCTTGAAGCACTTCTATGACACTGAGTTCCTTGAGAACGGTTCGACAATCGAGCTGATTAGCATCGGCATCGTCGCCGAGGATGGGCGCGAATACTACGCCGTCAGCTCGGATATGCCAGTGGAGCGAATCCGCAATGACAAGTGGCTCTTGGAAAACGTCTGGCCGCACCTGCCCCTCCGGGGCTACCGGCCGAGCAATAGCTACGCGCATAGCGGCAGCGACGGCGTGCTTGATTCGCGTTCTGTGCTGCTCAAGCCGAAGTGGGTCATTGCCAATGAGGTTCGCGAATTCCTCCTGGCTGGTGATGGGGAGCCGGAACTTTGGGCCGACTACGCGGCCTACGATCACGTGGTCCTATGCCAGCTTTGGGGTCGGATGATAAACCTGCCGGGCGGACTGCCAATGTTCACTCACGACTTTCAGCAGCTCGTAGGCAACGAGCCTTGGCCAGAGCCTGAGCGTGTTGGCGCAGACCACAATGCCCTCGATGACGCTCGGCACCTGCGGGCCTGCTACGAGGCCGTCACCGCCGCATGAGTGGCGGCTGGGTTGACTCGGGCCGAAAGGCCCGTCTCCCCGACGACTGGCCGGTCCGCCGCAAGGCGGTGCTGGAGCGGTGCGGTGGCCGTTGCGAAGTCATCAAGAAGGATGGTCGCCGCTGCTGGGATCGGGCGACCGAGGTCGATCACATAATCGCTGGCGACAATCATGAGATTTCGGCGCTACAAGGCATCTGCACTTGGCATCACCGCCGCAAGAGCAGCCGCGAGGGCAATGACGCCCAAGCGGCGCAACGCGCCATGCTCCGGCATCCCATTGAGCAGCACCCAGGCGTAATCACAGGGCCACCAAAGCCCCCCAAGTACAAGGGCTTCTAAGGAGGCGACATGGCCGGCCCCATCCCCAAGCGCGACGCCGAGAGAACTCGGCGCAATAAGCCCGAGAACGAGGGCGGCGTGTCACTCGCCAAGGGCGCGGCAATGCCCCTCTCGGTTCCTGACCCCGATCCCAACTGGGCACCCCGCGCCACAGAGTGGTACGAGTCGCTATCGACCTCGGGAATCATCAAGTTCCTGCAGAACTCGGACATCGCCTACGCGCGAATCCTCTGCGACGCGCTGACCGACTACTACAGGCGGCCAAGCGCCATGATGCTCGCCAGCATCCTCTCTGGCATGACCTCGCTCGGTGTCACCGAAGGTGACCGCCGCCGCATGCGTATTGAGCTTGAGGCTCCGCAGGTCGAAGTCCAATCCACCGGCGTGACCGAGCTGAACAACTACCGCAAGAAACTCGGAGCCGCCAAGAAATAGCCGCCTGAAGGGGTGAGACAAATAGCCGAGATTGACCTCGATGGGGTTGAGCCCTCGCTGGAGGCAGCTCTTGAGCTATTTCCCCCGACAGACATTGGGCCGCTCTGGCAGAAGGATGCCAACGGCGACTGGCTGCTCCCTGAGATAACACTCGGCTGGGAAGTCCTCGCATGGTGCGCCGAATGGCTGCAGATGACGGACGGCAGCCCTTGGATCTTCACCGACGAGCAGGCGCGCCTCATTCTATGGCTATTTGCCATCGACGAGCGAGGGCGCTTCTGCTACCGGCAGGCGGTCTACCAGGCGCTCAAGGGCGCTGGCAAGGACCCCTTCGCCGCAGTCCTCTGCATCGTCCACCTGATTGGCCCCTGCAAGTTTTCCCACTGGGACGAGAATGGCGACCCCGTCGCCAAGGACGACCCCGCAGCTTGGGTGCAGATTGCAGCCGTAGCCAAGGGTCAGACGAAGAACACCATGAAGTTCATCCCGTCGCTCCTGCCGGAGCGGACGCGGATTCAGTTCGGCAATGTAGACGTCCAGAAGGAAGTTATCTACGCCTACCACGGCGAACGCTTCCTGGAGGTCGTATCGAGCGCTTCGCGCTCGCTCGAAGGCAACCGCCCAACCTTCCTCATCTGCAACGAGACTCAGCACTGGCTGCCCTCTCAGGGCGGCGTGGATCTCTACGAGACTGCCACCGACAACGTCTTGAAAACGGGCGGTCGCTTCATCTGCATCACCAACGCTTACGAGCCTGGTGAAGACTCCGTTGCTCAGCGAATCCGCGAAGAGCAAGAGAAGGTCTGGGCTGGCACTTCCACCGCGTCAGGCTGGCTTTACTGCAGTCGCGAGGCGCACCCTCAAAGCCCGCTGAACATCGCGTGGACCCCATTCATCCTTCAGCTTGTGCGCGGCGACGCCGTCTGGCTGGACATTGAGAACATCGTCACCAAAATGCATGACGGGGCCAATGGCCCCAACCGCTTCCGGCGAATGTTCTACAACCAGATCACGGCCGCGTCCGACTCACTGCTTGGTCCTGACGAATGGAACGGCGCAGAGTGCGAGGCACCGACCTACGGCTCGAAGGCTGACCTGAATCCTGGCGACGAGATCACACTCGGCTTCGACGGCGGCAAGACGGACGACGCAACGGCCCTCGTGGCCATGCGACTCCGCGACAAGCTGCTTGTGCCACTGGCCATCTGGCAGCGCCCTGACGGCGCCGCAGGCGACGGCTGGCATATCAACGAGGCTGAGGTCGACTCCGAGGTTCACCTAGCGTTCGCCACCTACAAGGTCCGCGCGTTCTACGCCGACGTCGCCCTCTGGGAAAGCTACATCGCCAACTGGTCCGAGGCCTACCGCGAGCTGCTGCTCATCAAGGCGAGCCCGCAGTCTGCGACCGCGTTCGACATGCGTGGCAATCAGCAGAAGATCGCACGAGGCGTCGAAGCCTTCGTGCAAGCGATCATCGACAAGCGCATCCGGCATAACCGGGACAAGACGCTGAAGATCCACGTGCTCAACGCCAAGCGCCGGCGCAACCGCTACGGCCTGACCTTCGCCAAGGAGAACGCCGAGAGCCCCCGCAAGGTGGATGCCCTAGCTGCCGCGCTCCTCGCCTTCATGGCCATGAACGACCTCATTGAATCCGGCAAGCAGCCAGCGCGGCAATACCGCCGAACGCTCCAGCAAACCTAGGAGACACCTTGCCACAAGGCAATCTAAGCCCCGGCAGTGAACTGACTGCCGCCGAAGTGGCAAAAAACCTGAAAGCCCGCGTCGACGAGATGCTGGGCACGATCGCGAAGGATCGCGACGCGCACCTTCAGAATCAGGCCTACCTCAACGGCGTCCACACGCTGCCGAAGATCCCCACCTTCGCCACTGCCGAGATCATCGAACTGCGCCGTCGCGCTGTTCTAAACCTCATTGGCCTACTGGTCAGCATCCCCGCTCAGGTCTCCTTCGTCGACGGCTTCCGTCGCGAGGGTGAACCATTCCCGAAGGAGTGGAGCGCCTGGCTGCGCAACAACATGGCGGCCAAGCAGACTGCGATCTACCGGGCGACGCTCACCTACGGCGCTGCCTACGTGGCCATGGAGGAGCTCGGCAAGGGTAAGCCCAAGTTCGCGCTACTCTCCACCAAAGACACGGTCGCCTACTACACGGACCCCGTCAACGACGAGTATCCGGTCTACGCGCTGACGATCCGCAGCCATCCCACCAAGAACACACCCGGTCGCACGATTTACTACGACGCCGAGCGAATCGTCCACTTCGAGACGACGCAGGGTGGCGAGCGGCGAGTCCTGACGAACGTCGAGCACAAGCTTGGCCACTGCCCGGTTGTGCGCTACGTCTGCAGTCTGGACGACGAGGGCACCGTGCGCGGCGTCATCGAACCGGCCGTGCCGGTTCAGGACCGCGTCAATCAGACGGCCTTCGACCTGCTTGTCACGCAGACCTTCAGCTCTTTCAAGGTGCGTTACGCGGCAGGCCTCGTGGGCGAGGCCGTGGTCGACGCGGAAGGCAACTTCGTGCTGGACGCCGACGGGCGGCAGGTCTATAAGCCGATCCCCGTCAGCCAAACCCGCATGCTCACGACCGATGATCCGCAAGCCAAGTTCGGCACGCTCGACGAGACGCCATTGGATGGCTTCATCGCAGCGCTCGAAGCATCGATCAAGCAATTCGCCGTCATCGGCCAACTCCCACCCCACGCCCTCCTCGGCAACATGAGCAACCTCAGCGCCGAGACGCTTGTTGCTGCCATGGCTCAGACGATGCGCTTCGCGCACGTCCTGAAGACCACATGGGGCGCCTCTCACCAGAGCCTAATGCGCCTCACTGCCATCGACATGGAGCTGGGCGAGGAAGCTGCTACCGACTTCACCTCCGAAGTCCGCTGGCGTGACATGAGCGACAACACGTTGGGCGCCGTCGTTGACGGACTCGGCAAGGCTGCGACCATGCTTGGAATCCCGGGCCGCGCGCTCTGGGCGCGCATGCCTAACGCCACCACCCAGGAGATCAACGAGTGGGTCAAGATGGCCGACGATGTGCAGCACGAGCAGCAGTTCGGCGGCACCGACCCGGCAGCAGCCTCACGCCGGCAGCAGCCCCTGACGCCGGCGGCGCAGCGGCCTCCGACTCCGACCCCGGCAGAAGTGTTCGGCAAGAGTGGCAACGCTTAGCGAGATAGAGGCCATCGAGGAAGCCCACCGCGCAGCACAAGCGCGGCTGGGCATCGTAGGCGCTTACCTCGCATTGGCCGACTGGAACACAGTAAGCGCCGTAGCTGCCGCTGAGACGGCCGCAGGCTGGCTCTCCCGGTCATTGCGCATGATCGTGGGAATTAGGCGCTACAGCAGGCGCATAGCCCAGTCCTACTACCAACTGGCACGAGCCCTTGAGACCGGCAGGTCTCTGGGCATGCCGGAGTACAGCGACGATCCCGAAGCTGTCACCATGAGCGGCCTGCGAAAGCAGTACCTCGACCTGCTGCTCGAAGTAGCAACGCTCGACACGGAGCGGCCTGGAGCCGACCGCGAAGGAGCATGGCTGCACGATCGGCTAAACGAGGAAACAAAGGCCGCTGAGCACGACGCAAACCGCCGCCGACTGAGGCTCGAAGATTCTTCCCTCGACCGCTACATCCAGACCTTGCTAGACGCAACGGATGCCAGCGACTCGAAGGTTGAGGTCGACGACTTCGACTGGCTGGATGACCTCACTAAAGAGGAAGTCGAGCAGGCCTTCGGCCAGCTTCTCCGGAAGAGTGCCGTAGATCTGCAGAGCGGGGCCGTAAAGGCCTTGCGAGGCAACGGCGAGCTCACGCCCGACGAGGTGCTCGATAAGGCCGCAGAGAGCCATCTGAGCGCAGGCTCGATGGGCGCAGGCAAGGTCGACAAATATGGCATCAGCGCAGGACGCGACGCCATTGATGACGCCATCCGCCACGACGGCCGAGTTGAGAAGTTCGCCCGCAAGCTCGGGCCAAATCCCTGCCATTTCTGCTCGATGCTCGCCTCACGAGGCTGGGTCTATTCCAAGAGCAGCGCACTAACAACCAAGCGCACTACGACCGTCGCTGGCAACGAAGCGAACTTTGAGGAAGGCCTTGATGGCCGACCTCTTGACGTTCGCAAGTACCACGACAACTGCCACTGCACGATCATCTCGCGATGGGAACTGCAGTCAAAACTTCCCGCAGACAACCAGTTCTACAAGGACCAATGGCCCATTGTGACCAAGGGACTGTCGGGTAACGCCGCGATGAATGCGTGGCGCCGCTGGATGTACGCACGCCAGCGAGACGCTCTGGCCGCAATCCGCGACCAGGCCAATCAGCAATCCACCACATAGTCCCAGGAGGACAAGTGTCGTCTAACGGCGAGAACAACGGAGCGCCCCAGGAGGGCGCCACTGAGCAGCCAGCAGCCCCCTCTGCAGAAGCCCTCGCAGGGCTTCCTGAAGAGTTCAAGTGGCTGGCCAAGGAAGTCACCACCGCTCGGAGTGAGGCGGCTCGCTACCGCACCGAGCGAAACGAGCTGCGCAAGAGCCTTGAAGGCGCTGTGACAGTCGAAGACCACCAAGCAGCCATCGCTGAATGGGACGGCAAGGTCAAGACGCTCGTTCGCGAGCAGATCATCAAAGACCACAAGCTGCCCCCCGAGCTGGCTGAGCTGCTCAAGGGCGACGACGAGGCCTCCCTCGCGGAGCACGCCGCCACGCTCGCCAAGTTCGTGCCAGCAGAGCAAGTGACACCCGAAGGGGAAGTCACACCGTCTGCCGAAGCGCCAACGCCACCGCCCCTACCGCCGAGCGGTGGGCGCACCCCAGGAGCCGAGCCCGAAGACGTTGATCCAGCCGATCTGGTGAAGCTCGCGCGTAAGCGCGGCTCCTACTAGTCCCCCACCCCACTTTGCTAGCCCTGCACCAGTCGGTGCGGGGCTTCTCTATTTCTAGGAGACCTGCATGGCCAATGGTCAGCACACGGTTGTAAAGCCGCAGAATATCGCTGACGCAGCACTCGTTGCTGTCGGCGAAGAGTCCGTCCTCAGCCAGACGGTTGAGCGCCGGACGTTCGATGACTTCAAGGGCGTCGCCGGTGACACCCTGACCTTCCGCGTTGAAGGTACCCTGCCCGTCCGCTCGTACGGATGGCGCAACGACCGCTCCGAGCAGATTCGCGTCGACACCTACGTCGAGCAGACCGTGACTCTGACCGTCGAGCCGAACAACGACTACTCCGCAGTCGCGCTTACCGACGAAGCGAAGGAGTTCGACTTCGCCGGCGCATGGGGCAAGCTGTTCAACGCCCAGATCAAGGCAGTGACTCGCGGCCTTGACGGCCGCATCCGCAACCAGGTTCTGAACGCTCCCTACGAGCGCATCATGGCCCTCGTCGCCTCCTCGGCCAACAAGTCTGCCGCAGCCGCTGACGGCGAAGACCTCGTCTTCAACTTCTTCAGCGACGTGCAGGCAGAGCTGAAGGCTCTGCGCAACCCCGACAGCAACATCGTCGCCGTGGTCGGCTCCAACTGGGCCAACCTCCTGCGCAAGGCTTCCAAGGGCAAGAAGAATCAGGGCACTGGCGACGGCGCATTCGCTTCCAACGTGATTGACACCTACGCCGGCATCACCGCCGTCGAGGACCCGACGCTGCCGAAGAACGAAGGCTACATCTACGCGGCTTCCGCGATCCTCCTCTTCACCGCTGCACCCGCAGTCCCCGAAGGCGCCAAGAAGGGCGCTATCTCCAACGAGGACGGCTTCGCCCTCCGCTGGATCCAGGACTACGACAGCGCCCGCCAGATCGACCGCTCCACGTTCAACTCGTGGATCGCGACCGGCGTCACCAAGGACAACCTGCGCCAGATCAACTCTGACGGCACGCAGGAAATCGTCGACACCGTGCAGTACTTCGTGCGCGGTCTGAAGATCGTCCTCGCTGCCGACGCCACGGCTGCAGCTGCGGCTGAGATCAAGCCCGGTGACGGCAAGGCCCGCACCAACGGCTCGCTCGGCTCCGCTTCCACCTCCACGCTGGCCAAGGTCTACAACGACCAGCCGTTCGCTGGCACCCTGCCGGCCGGTGAAGTCTTCACCAAGTCTGACCCCGTCGTTCCGTAAGGAGTCTGAATGGCTGAGCTTCTAGGCACAGTCGCCCGGGTGGCAGCTCGCGTTGGCGAGCCGATCGCTTCGGACACTGATATTGCACTTGCAACAGAGATGCTCGAAGAGGCTTCAGCTCAGGTCCGGCTCTACGGCCTCCCCTGGCCAACCCTCGCAACCGCGCCCGCGATCGCTGTCACCACGGCGATCGCGGCTGCGGCCCGGGGTTACCAGAACCCGAGCGGCCTCAAGATGGAGCGTGGCGACGCCGTCACACTCGATGTCGACGTGGACTACCGCAAGGGCGCTGCGTTGACCGCAGGCGAGATCAAGATGATTCAGATGGCCGCAAACACGCGCGGCCGAGTCACTTCGGTCCCGCTGACGAACCCTGAAAGGTTCGTCGCGACTTCGGACAGCTGGCGCTACCCGGGCGGAAGCCCTGAGTATCTGTTCACCGACGGAAGCCCTGACCCATGGTGAGGTCGAGACTTCTGGATCGCGGCCGAGAGTCGCTGATCGTCTACGTCGAAGAGACTGTGACCGACTCGTTCGGCAACATCGTGCGACGGCCATCCGGCGATGGCATTGAGGTGCGCTGCACAAGCTCTGAGGATCGCTCCTCAGACGCTGAGCTGAATGGGCAGGTGTCCAACAAGGTTGTGCGCATCATGGCCCGTCAGGTGCCCGCTGGCAGCTGGTCCCGCGTCGTCTATGCAGGCGAAGAGTGGGACCTTGCGAGCCCGCCCCGCATGACGACGGGTGCCACCGATCGGCTGAAGCACATCGAGTTCACGCTTCGGTCAAGGAACAAGCTGCAAGTCGATGGCTGAGTGGCTTGAGTTCTACGGCCCCATAAAGGGGCCTGGAAGCGTCGAAGACGTCGTCTCCCACCTCCCGGCAGTCAGGACCGAATTGAAGGCGCAGGGCAGCGCTATAGCAGCGCGTGCCCGCTCCCATCTCTCTCTCCACCATCACACCGGGAACGCCCGCATCGCAGTCGTCGCACCGCCCACGACAAAGCTCGACTGGCACATCGCACTCTACGACGAAGGCGCTCAGGACAACGTCCCTGACCGAACCGACAACGAGAACAAGTCGGCGATCTCCATAGAGCTGGGCCACTGGCAGAAGACTAAGAACGGCCGCGTCTGGGTTGACGGCATTCACGCCCTCGGCGACGCCGTCGATGAGCGCGTGCGCAAGTACGGAAAGACCTCATGACAATCAACATTCCTGTTTTCGGGTCGACCGACCGGCTGATTCTGGCGATACTCCGCGAGTTCTTCGTAGGGCAGGACATCCACATCGGCACGCAGTTCACTGAGGGCATGGCCACGCCGGCCATCGTCGCAGCGCGTGAGCGCCGCTCCGGCAATGGAGAGGGCAGGACGCCTGATGACCGGTTCATTGAGCCAGCCGTCGTTTCGATCAACACGCTGACGTCCGGCCTTGAGGCCATGAGTGACGGCGCTGACCTGCAGGAGATGTGCCGCGTGGCGCTTCGTCAAGCGCAGCTTGAGCAGAAGGTCTATCCCGGCCTCGGCCACATCTCGAAGATCGAGAACTCGACCGCAGCCTCTCGCGTATCCGACTGGGCAACCAGTACGGGCGTCGTGCAGTACGCCACCCTCCCGAAGGGCGCCGTTCGCTTCGAGTCGGTCTACCGACTACTTATCCGCCCGCCCGTAACGGGCAGCGTAAACAACCGCTTCAGGCCGCTCACGTAGCGGCCTTTTCTGTGGGCTCAGCCCCACAAGGAGACGTCTCACATGACTCTTGATAACACCGCCGTACTCAAGGTCGGCACCGGCCACTTCTACACCGCCCCGATCGGCACAGCAGTGCCGACGGACCTGCGCAACCCTGGCGTCGCATGGACCGAGATGGGCCACACCTCCATGCAGGACATCCTGGCTTCCGCCTCCGAAGGTGGCGAAGTCACCACGCTTGGCTCGCTGCAGGCGAAGACGCTCCGCCAGTCCGTGGCCTCGCGCACCTAGTCCTACAACATGAACCTCCTGCAGTTCGACAAGGACAGCCTGAAGCTCTACTACGGCGCCAACGCCGTCGTTACGGCTGGCGGTCACG